ATGGATATCCCTCAGAAGGACGAGATTCTTGCCGACTGGCATCAACAGATCGACAACCGACGGCTGTGGCTTAACCCGCTCGCCCACTACAAATACCTGATGCGCCTCGCCGACCGCTTGTTGGACCTTGGCGCCATTGACCCGCTGGAACGCTTCGACATGGTTGAACTTGCAAACGCCGCCTTCTGCCATTTCACCGAGGAGGTGCCCGCCGAGTGGCGTCACCCGGCCTCGGACTACGACGTTTACAACGCCGGCGGCGAACCGGTCGGGAGCATCCGTGGGAATCGATATTTCCTGAACGCGGGTATGGCGCAGCCAGGCCCGATGGATTTCTTTGCCCAGATTCAGCGCGCTGACGGCCAGTCCAAAATCGTCACGCGCTCGTACCAACCCTATGGCGAACTGATCGACCGGCACATTTACACAGAAACCGGGCAGAAGCTGACGCTGGTCGAACGCAACCGCCTATTTGCCGGCGTGGCCAGGACGCGGCTGGACGATCCGGATTGCTATCGCGCAACAGTCGACGCGGCACTAATTGCCTTGGAAGAAGGGAACATGGCTCTGTACGTCGAGCTGTGGGAGAAAGAAAACTTCTCGATCTTCCGACGATGCTCTTCATGCTGCGATCGCTTTTATCTGCGTGAGGACTGCGAAGCCTGTGCTGGCCACGGCTTTGTCGAAGATCCTAATTGCCCGAGCAAACTTCCTCCCTCCATGCGCGGTCAACCGGTGACGAAACCGGATTGATAGAGATGCGCCATGTGCAGCCATTACGAAGCCCCGTCGCACCCGCAGATCATGAAAGCGTTCGGCGTCGAGGGTCCGGAACAAGGCAGACTGGACTTGTGGCCGACCTACATGGGTCCATTCTTGCGACGACCAAAACGCGAGGAAGATCAAGACGAGCCAGGTCCCGCGCTTGAAATGCTGTCTGGGTCCTTCGGGCTGATCCCTGGCTGGAGCAAAGACACGAAGATTGCCAGGCGCACGTACAACGCCCGATCGGAAACGGCCGCGAAGAAACCATCATTCCGCAGCGCTTGGAAGAACGGGCAGCATTGCATCATCCCCGCCGCAGCCATTTACGAGCCCGACTGGCGTTCCGGCAAGGCAATCCCGACACGGATCGCCCGGGCCGACGGAGAACTACTGGGCATCGCTGGCCTGTGGGAGTGGTGGCGCAATCCAGAAGGCGAGATCGTGCACAGCTATTCCATGCTGACAATCAACGCCGACGATCACACTTTCATGCGGGATTACCACAAGCCGGACGACGAAAAGCGGATGGTGGTGATCCTGCCGGCCGGGCTGTACAACGACTGGCTCGACGCGCCAGCCGGCGAGAGCATGGAATTCATGCGGCAGTATCCGGCCGATCGGATGGCAGTGGTGCCAAAGGAGAAGGAATTATGATTTTGGATGATGGCGCTTTACCGCCAAGGTATCGCGAGGAGGTCCAACGGCTGCTGTCGATGATCAGCACCGCAGTGGATGCTGATACGGCGCGAATCGTTGGCCGGTATGCGGAGGGGGTCGTGCGAGGGTTTGAGGTTGCGAAGTCGCTGAGGAATAGCGACATCGAGGAGCTATTCGTGATGATCGAAGCCGCGACACAGATACGGCTTGAGTATCTGGCTTCTCAGTAAATTACCCACATGGTAGCCAGCGCAACCGTAACCCAGATGAGCGTCAATAGTATTAAAAGCCCCGCAAAGCGCAAGTCCATGGCGATATCCGTTTCAAAAGGGTACGAATCTACCTCTGCTAATCGGCAACTCAATAATGGCCCAGCTCCGGCTTGCGGCCTGGGTATTACCCCAGTGCTCCAGCCTCTATCTTATGTAGGTCCCCCCATGGATGATCTTCATACTGGGCATGCCCACATCCACGGGCGTGTTCGAATGCGCACGATCCTTCACCCTCCACTTGTTCGGCCCGGCAGGTCCTGCAAAAGATGACGCCCCCTGTAATTTCCCAAAACGAATTCCATTTCACAAGCTTCTCTGAGCTGCTCATTACAACTACTCCAGCTACAACCTCGAAGCGGGATTGATGTCTCACCATGGGCGTGTCAAACGCAAATTGATATGTAAACCGTGCAACCAGTGAGACCGAGTGGCGTGCGGTTTCAATAAAGAGCGCCTGGGGAGGGCCGATTAGCCGACAAGGCTTGATAGGCTGCCTCACACGCCAGCCCCGCTATTCGGGCACCGTCATAAGCCCGCGCCAGCTCTCCCGCTCGTTTGTCAGCCCTTTGGAACAGTTCGGAAAGCACCATTGCGGCGCGGGTGGCTGTTTTGCCTCGCTCGGCAGCGCCGGTATCGCTGGAGCTGCAGGTTGATCTGGCAGCAAGGTTTGCGGCTTCGGCCCGCACCCGCTCAGCAGCATCGTCAGCGCCAGCAGCATCAGCAATGGCAACCTTTGTTTGTTCTCTTGCATCATTCCCCACCTGGTTGATTGCCGTCTGGCGGCGTTGCTCTTCTGTTCGATTGGCCGTCGTCGCGGCGGCGAGCCCCTTCGCCTGCAAAACTTGCTGGTCCGCCCACAACGCCTTCCACCGAAGATCAGTAACGGTCACGCCGTGGTGATAAGACCCGTAGAGCACGCCTGCGCAAGCCAGGATGATCAGCACCAATCCCCCAAGCCTCACGTACAAGCTGGCTGAGTTCATGGCACGTCCTTGAAGAAAATGTGGTGGCCCAGGCGCAACGTCTGCTTCGCGCCCACTACCCACTTCGGCGGCTTGGCCATTGATGTCGAGTAGTAGTGGGTCGCACCGCCGGTAGGGTCAGGCTTGGCGCTGTCGATGACTTGCTGCGCGGCGAGCTGGCACTTCGCGAACTCGGCTGCCGGAATCGGCTTGGCACCGCTGAGGAATGGAAAGTTCGGGTCGTTAGAGTTCCAGCAACTGAACTGGTACGGCTTCTGGCAGACGCCGGCATAGCCCTCGCCCCACCACGATCGATCCTTGCCGTCGTTCACCCGGTTGCGGATCGTCCAGCCGGTGGCCACCATCCCGTCCAGTCCCTCGCCGCGCGCCTCACCCCACAGCGTTCGCGCCAGCACATCGCGATCTTTGTCTGTAACGGTCATCACTTTTCTCCAGGCATTAAAAAACCCGCTCATGGCGGGTTTTGGGGTTCCCGCATATGCGGGGTCTGCTGTCACTACGCGAAGGCGCTCAGTGTCATGCGATGGAATTATCCAAAAGATAGGACGGCTTCTGAGGCGGGACCATGCAGTCAACTACATTCAGGCGGGAACATATCCAATGTAGGCGCTGATGCAGGTTGCCAAAACAGACGCCCCGGTATTTTTCGCAATTTCAAAGACCGTCCTGATGATTTGCTTGAACTTGTGCTCGCCTTCGGGGCTGATGTCCACCAGCCGAGCCTGCGCCAACGCGTTTTTAATCCTTCGTTTCAGAAGCTCGTCCTCAATCTGATCGATTGAGTCGCTAACGCTTTCCACTTCCGCAAAAAAAACTGCTCTGTCCGACTCCAGCTTTTTCATATAAGAAGCAGGCGTGTGTACCTCATTTCCTTCGGCATCGAGAGTTTCAATTTTCCCGTTTTTACCAACGCTAATGAATGTCTCCACTTGAGATAGGTCATCCACGATAACAACGTTCTTTTTTACATCGAGCCGGCCGATTTCTGCGCCTTCACCTATATCTATAAATTTCATAGCCGTCCCTGCTCCGATCGATACATGGACGAACATAGTACTCCTGTCCTCAACAGACAGCTTTGACTCCTAACGAAATATTCCTGTGAGATGCGGTCGTGATCCGATTATCAAATTAGCGTTACTCCACAGCGTCCGCCTCGAGCGCGGGCCCTTCGTCAAGCACCTTTGCTGCGCCCAACAGTTCCGTAAGACGCTGAATCTCGGCCTGGGCGGTCGCTAGCTGTTCCCGGCTCTGATCGAGTTCGCTGCCAAGGTCGTGGTTTTCGCCCACCAGAGCGTCGACATGCGCAGACAGCGCTTGATTTTCGGCAGTTAGTGCCTGGTTCGTTATAATCGTCACCGCGTTTACATCGCCCAGCACATCACTGAGCTGTTGACCAGATTCGCTGTCGAGCAATGCCAGTTGCTGCGGCGAGTTAGCCTGGGTGGCAATGACGTTCCCGTCCATAAGGGTCTGGGTAAGAGTTTGCAGATGAGCTCCCGTCAGATGTCCACGGTTGTTCACTTGGTCACCAAAGCGCATCAGAACTTCGTAGAAAAATGTTACCTGCTCAAAAACTGGGGGCATGGTTCAACTCACTGTGGTGGTGGTATTGAGAAGCTGCCAAACAGTGCCGTTGGACCGACAGGTCTTCGCGCCGCCGTTAGCATTAGTTACGTCGATCAGATGGCCGCTATACAGAGACGCACTCGGCAAGGTCGTAAGCGTGAATTGTCCTAACCGTAGGGGGTTGCTTAGTACGGCCGCGCCGGTTACTGCAAGAGACTCCAGCGTGGTTTGACCCGTCGAGCGGCTGATCACCATAGGCGTGCTAAGGCCCGCGCCCGCGTCACTGAATCGAGAAATCCAGAAATCGGTTCCTGCGTTGCTCCCTGCCTCAGCGCCGTTGCTTCCGCCGAACGTCCAGCGGGCAGATAAGCCCGTATAGACCGCCACACGCTTCTGCGCCCCGGCTGGCCCATTCATATTGATTGACGTGTTGCCCGTGGTTCGACTGGCCGTGATATCCCCGTTCACTGACGCCAGTGCAGCAAGAATTTGCGCGGTCCCACCAACCCGGAGTTCGCCGGTGGTCTGCATCACCCCAACTGCGGTGATAGTCGCGGCAGAAATGCGGATGTCCCCACCGTCGTTTGAACCCGTTCCGCCCTGACACAGGATACGCCCGTCCCGATCAACAGCCGTGGTTCCGCTGTGCAGGTCGATGTACGCCGGCGTTCCCGCGCCCGATGTATCGCCCAGCTCTATGGTCGCTTTGCAGGTGATTACACCGGTGACTCCCATGTTCCCCGTGAAGTTTGGGTTCGCTAAGGGAGCCTTCAGATCCAACGCGGCCTGCTGCGGCGAACTCACTGGTTTGGCATTGTCCGCGGTGTTTTCTGCATTGGGCAGGCCGACGTCTGTTTTCGTCAGAACCACCACACCGGTACGACCAGCAACGGATGTTACGGAACCTGTTTTGTCGACCTTCCCACTGATGAGCGCCTTTATGTCGGCGCCGATGGCTTGCGCCAGCGCGATGATGCGCGCATCGAGGCTCACCGGTTAGGCCTTGGCGGTGACGTAGGAGGCCGAGAAATCAGTCTCGGGGTTGCCCACGCCAATGTTCTGGCAGGCCTGCAGCTTCTGCGCCGTGGTCAGGGTCTGCGCATCGTCGAAGCGGACACGGTTTGCGACCGCCGTGGTCAGTGCGGTCAACAAGCCTTCATCGTTCACGATCAGGTCCTGCAGCTCTTTCAGGGTGTCAAACGCCGCACTGGCGCCACCCAAGATGGAAGTCTGGACAGCGGCCTTTGCCGCTTCAATCGAATCGAAGATTTTGTTCGCCGACCAGGTGACAGACGTCGCGCCATCGCCGGCACCGTCGTCGATCACAGCGCCCGAGGATCCCAGCAGGCTGTACAGCTCATTGATCGCAGAGACCAAGTTGCCTTTTGCCGTGGTGGACAAAGCAGTCAGGTCACCCTGTTTGAGGGTCAGAGCTTTTACGTCGGCGCCGACAGCCTGCGCGAGGGCGATGATGCGGGTTTCAAGAGACATGACTTATCCTTTGGCGAGAATGTAGTAGTTGAGTGGGTCGGGGTTTAAATCGTCTGAGACGTACAGCTTTCGGTCGGAGCCGAACTTGAGGCGGTTGTTTGGATCGGCGCTCAGCTCGGCGGAACCAACACCTGGTGCGCCCTGCTCGCCCACCGTCAAAATCTGCGGGTCACTGCAGTTGCCTGCGCAGCCTTCTCCAATGGAACCGGTGAAATAGCGCGTAAGCGTCGGCCCGGCGTAGGTGACATCGAGCGTGTAGGTGAGGTCATCGCCTGTGAGCAGCGCAGTCTGCGCAGCGGTAAGCACGCGACTGATGGTCCCCGGCGCTGTAACTGCCAGACCGGCGCCCAGCGCTAGCGTCAGCACCAGCAATTCCCCCCGGCTGATCGTCATCACGATTGATGCTTCGGAGAGGTTCACCGGCGCCCGGTAAATGATCTGTCCGCCACTGGCACGCAATCCCGCCGCCGACAGCGAATTAATCTCGATGACGTCAGCGCTGATCAACTTCGCTTTGTGGGGTAACTGACGAATCGGCTCTCTGTTCAGATCGGTCATGCCCTGGACGCCGCGCACCCAGACCGGCCAATCAGAGGTCAACCCGTGGCTGGGCACCGTGAGGCGAACGGGCGCGCCCGCAATGCTGGAGATATCCCGGTAAACAAACTCGGGCTGCATAATCCGAATGGTGTCGCGGTAAGTAGTCCCCGGAACGACGGACAGGTCTTTACAGGCCGGCTGCATGGCTGGCTTCTCCTAAGTGGGAAGGCGGTTAGACCCAGTTAACTTTATCGGGGGTTAAGATAATGAATTCTTCAGTGGCCGGGTTGTAACTACCGTAGTGCCGCATATCTGCCGGAAGTGCTACCGGACTTTCCAGCGCGATATACCCGTTCGCTGTTAAAACTCCGTCCATACGCTCGATTGCATCACCGCGATAATCGGTAGACGTAATCGCAATTAAATTGTTGCTGTACAGCACGAATGATGACCTTTTCTCACCGGCGTTGTAGTGGGGTAAATCCCCGCCGCTACCGGCAAGACTCGCGCCCGAGTCAGTCCACATTTTGAACGGCGTGTCACCGTAGATCTCGGTTACAACGCTTGCACCGTCCACGCTGATAACCGTCAGATCGCCGTGATCCCAATTCGAGGAAACGGAATACTGGTTCGTCCTGCTCCAGGCCGCGCCCGGGCCCTCCCAAGAAATGGTGCCCTGTCCTGATGCTGATCCACCGCCAGTGATGTTCATGCTGCCCGGATCAATCGTCTGGCCGCTGCCGTCGTTAAACTCTTCGCGGATCATCGGTGAGAGCGTTGAAGCGGAAAAGCTGGCCCCGCCTCTCACGTAAGTGTCGTGAAACTTCAGGTAGCAGGGTATCGGTGTTTCATCTTCGAACAACACCATTACCATCCACTTCCGTGTCGCCTCCAAACTGGCTGGGCCGTTCCATGTTCCTGACGGGCCATTGATCACTTCGACTGTGGGGGAAAAGTTGTAAGTGACCGTATCCCCTACGTGTTCGCCGTCTCGGACAATCGGCGTCCTATCGATTTCAATGGCACCACCCGACTCTCCGAAACTTCCGTACAAATTGCCGCTGTCTGATACTTCCTCGGAATAAATATCGTCAAAGTCGAACAGCACTTCACCCGCCACCACGAAACTCTTCTCGACGCGGGACAGCGACACTTTGTAGAACATGTAAGCCCGCACCCGGGCGTCCACGGTTTTCTCGGCATTGCCGGTGGCTGGGTTGAACAATGACCAGGCCAGTATTGCGGTGCGGCCTGAGGTACTGACGCTGTGCAGACGCACCGTCACATCACCGGCAGCGCCTAGGTTTCCGAACAGTTTCAGCCTTGTGGTGAAGTCGGTATTGCCTACAGGGACTTCAAAAGTATGAGGCACGCTCTCTGCAGGCAGTCCAAAATCACCGAATCTCCGCAGTATGATTTGCACCGTGCTCGACGTATCGCGGATCGTGAAAGCGGTCAAATTTACGATCCATCGCGTGCCGTCCTCAGCCTGAAATATCCACCCACTCAAACTTTTGTTGTAGAGGCTTACTCCCGTCAGCAGCGCCTGGCCCGCCCAATACTGTCCGCCAGGGGGTGTGGTCGCTGCTTCTTCAGGCGTGATGGGCGCAATACCGGGAACCTTGATCAGATGAGTGTCTCCAGGTCCGTAGATAGCGCCACCAGGTGGCTGACTGTAAGAGACCCTTTCGCCATTCGGCAGGTTTACAACGGAATTACGCACAAGCCCATGCCAAGGCCAGACCAGCATTCGATTCATGGACAACCCTCAATGCGCTAGACCGTACCCGGTTCAGCACCGCCGCCAGATCCGCCGGACGCCGACACAGCAGAAGTCGTACGGCTCAGCACGAACCACGCGCCCCCTAAGCCCAACATGTCATATCGGGTGATGCTGGCACCGGCAGCCACCAGCACACCATCAGCCACGTTAACAACCGGCGCCGACTCTGAGGACACGTAACAGTTACTGTCGCCCGGCGCGAAGTTCAGCATCAATATTTCGAGCCGGAAGGTCTGCGCCCCCTCGGGCGGCGCCGGGAAAGTGATCGCAAAAGGCTGGGGCAAGCCCGAGACAAGCGACCAGGTCATGCTTTGGTATTCCAGGCTAACCACAAACTCAATGGCCAGGCTGATCGGACTGCGAATAGCCCCACCGGTGCCGATCAATGCCGACAGCTTGTTCAGCGTTCCGGCCGTCACAGCACAGTAAACAAAGGTACCGCTCGGCCAATCTTGCGCAGTGGTGCCTTCCTGAGCGCGCACGATCGACACGCCACCGAACAGAACCCGGACAGCAACAACCTCTACGGGCGCGGCGTCGATTGGATTCAAAGAACTGGAGAGCGTCAGGATGTATTCGCCGTCCGGCAATAGCGCTAGGGCTTCAGCGCTGATAGGCAAGTTAGTGTCGGACGCCGACAGCCCGGCCGTCAGCTGGGTAAGCCAATTGTTTATGAAGTTCATATCGGTCCCTATGGGATTGCTTCGGGGGTGACGGGCTTCGCGAGGTTAATCACCGCTTCGCCGCCATTGGCGTCGGTCAGCACCAGCTTTTTGATGGACGGGATAAAAAACAGGCCGTCGCTGCTCTGCAGTCCATCCACCCAGTATTCCCGCTTGGTGTAATCCGCCTCGGTGAGCGGACTTGCGATACCGCCGCCAGTCGCCGGCGCGTTTTTCGGGTTGTAGGTGCCCTTCCCTTTAGTGGCCGGTACCGCGCCACGCGATTCAAGCACTGGCAATGAGCTGCTCTGACGCTTGGGGGATACCAGCCGGTTGATGTCGTCTTTGATCTGCGACCCCGAGCCGGCGGCGCTGTCGCCGCTGATACTCGCGCCGATAGCCTTGCGCTCGGCCAACATGGCCGCGCCGCCTGCTTGTCGACTGGCAGCCGCAGAGGCACCGCTGGCTTGGCGATCACTCTCAAGACTCATCGTTAAAGCTCCAGCGGGTCGTTGGGGATGGTTAGCCGGTAAGTGGCCGGGATATCGACCACCAATTCGTCGCGCTCTGTCGCAGGGATTTCAGACGCGGTGATCTGCAGGCGGCGCTCAAAGACAGGCAGCGTCGGATCGGCGTTGTCGTAGTTGCCCGAAAAGCCGTCCAGGTCCTCGTCATACACCGGCGAGTCTGGCTTGCCGCCAAGCTGGGTATCGAGAGCAGGCGCGACAATGTCCTCAGCCTGCGGGGCGGTCGAGTAAGCCGGAGGTGTGAGTGGATCTTGATTTGATCCGCCACACCGCATGACCTTCACCGTCAACGTCGTGATGGCCGAACCGCTGCCAAGGTCGAACGCATCTACCACCCGACTGCAGCGAGCCTGAGCCAGCACGCCCTGATCGAGCAGGCTCAGCGTGTGGATCAGATCAACGTCCAACACCATGCTGGTCGGAACACTCCAGCTCACCGCCGTGGCCGTATGCGCCAGCACAACAGTGGTCTTGGCCTGATTCAACAGGCAACGCAATGCCGACTGACGCTGCACTTCATCACGCTCGTCGACGTGACCAGACTGCCCATCATCTGCCGCTGGCACTTCAAGCCCAAAGGGGGCGCTTTCCCAGGTGCTGCCCAGCTCGGTCGAATAGTCAACCGACAGGGAGTCGCGAGCTATGACGGCCCCGGCCTGCTGCACGCTGGCCTCGGCTACGACGGTCAAAGCATACTTTTCTGTCACGGACTGGACCCAGCGCCGGGCGCCGGTGAAGGTCACGCCGAGCAGCAGATCCGGATAGTTGTTGATCCAGGGTATGCCGTTACCGCAGATGTCAGCCCCGGAGCCTGGCGTCTTGAGGTAGATCGGCGACTTGATGATGCTCATCCCTGCCGACGATGCGGAATCCTTCACCATCGCGATGTCCGGCAGCTCGGAACTGGCTTGGCGCCACAGACAGAATCCCTGCGTACCGCCCAGGCCGCTCGTTTCGGGATGCGTCCAGGTGAACGTTTCATTCAACTGATGCAGCCGGGAGAACCGGTAACTCGCTTCGATCTCGATCGTGTTGGTCAAGCTGGTCAAGTCGGCATAACTGACGGTCACCGAGTTGTAAATGGTGCTGCCTTCGCCGAATACGAAATCCACGTTGCCGGCGTACCAAGAGGTCAGGCGCAGTTCGCCGGTCACTGATCCGTCAAGACTCGCCTGAACCGTACCAAGGCGCTCGCCGAGGTAATCCCAACGGCTGCGGCCCTCCGGCGTCTCGAACACATCCGCAGACCAGAAAGCTGGCACCAATGCGTCAACCTCTGCCACCGACAGTTTTTCGATCCGTTGCTGGAGCTGATCGCCGCAGTGGCAGAGCAACAACCGCCCGATTGAATCCCATTCGGTGGTAACGATGCGTCCCGTGTAGCGCCGCTTCTCGGTGGTCACTCCCACGGCAGTGGTGATGTAATCGATGCTGACTTCGCGGCCCACCCAGTCCATCGGCAGGATCGATCCTTGCAGCATCTGCAAGGTGAAGTTGGCCGCTCCGGCGGCGCCACGCTCACGATCTACATCAACCTGCCCGGTCAATCGCGCAGTAAAATCTACGCCGCCGACAAGTACGCGCAGCGCCCAGCGGAACGCGTATCCCGGTACGATCGGTTGAGGATCTACTGCGCTCGCGCTGCTGTTCCCACTGTTAAGAGGCCCTGAGTTGAGCGGTGATCCATTCAACATCAGGCTTCCTCCCAGGCAATCGACCAGCCAAATGTGGATTGGGATGCGCTCATAGATTTTGGTGGTTTACTCGCGAACACGTTGTAAACCGGCATCCACTGGATCATGTATTTGCTGGCACCCACCAGCAGGTCTGCGGTTGCCACCCCGTTGACCAATGCACATCCGACCTGCACCCACTCCGAGCCAATCAAAGCAAATGCTGCTGGCTCTGCATCTGGCCGGGGCAGGCTCGTGAGCGTAAAGGTGCGGCCATCCCCGACGATGCATTCCTGAGACGTCAGGCGAAGTTCAAGCGGCTGGCTATAGTCGAGACCGTCGAGCCCGGGCGGCATCCATCCTTGTCCGCTGATAGCGCCCGAGGCTTTACCCCAGTGCGTCATCTTGACGCCAGCGCCACCAGAAAGTCGCACAACGGTCTCTCCCAGCAATGGCGTGTCGGACTGATCGGGCGCGCCCGCGTGCAATACAATTGGCACACCACCCAGGGTGACTAGAGGAACGCTCATCCAATTACTCCAGACACAAAAAAACCGCCACGCGGGCGATTCAGTCGAACAAAGGTTTAGGGGTTGGTGATATTTACATCGGGCGGATGCTGACCGAAGTCGCAAACCCTTATGGACGACCGAATTTCAATGCCTGATTCCGCAGCATTTTGGCCATGTCCTGCTGCTTGACCTGCACCTGATAGCTATCACCGCCGGCATGCAAACTTACGCTACCCCAGTTTTCTGAGGCGGCAGGGCTTGCTCGATCCAGCAATGCCTGGCTCGGAGCCTCCACGCTCGGGAAAAAGCCCGGGCTGACTTCCCCGCCAGCGGCGAACGCTGGAAACCGGCGCTCGTTAATCTGTCTCAGCAGATCAGGACCATAGTGCCGGACGGCAGCAGCCCGCATGACGAACTCACCATTCGACAGCCTGGCTAATATGCTGTCGCTTGTGCCTGTGCCTGGACCACGAACCATGTCGCCGGTAGCAAATCCTTGCACGTCGCTGCTTGCTACTGAAGCGGCACTATCTCCACCAACTACCGTGACAGGGATAGTCAGCGTTCGGCGCAGCCCGTCCGCCACCGAGGCTATCTGACTTTGCGCATCGGTTATCGACGCGGCATCCACCGACGCCTCGACGGGCACATCCACAGGATCCATATCCTGAACATCAGGATCAACGTCTACAGAAATGTCTTCCTGCTGATCAATCTGGGTTTGGATCTTCGCAGCCGCATCCGAGGACACTTCCGGCTTTACGGCCACCCCCACCGACTGATCGGAATAGCTACTTTGCCCAGGCACGTATTTAAGTTGCCCATTTTGCCCCGATGCCGGAACCGCTGGAGCAGCGCTCGCGCCTGGCGCGGGAGTGCCGCCTACCTTTTTGACCAAATCCGCCGCCAAGTTCGTGCCTTGCGGCAGGGCATTGGTAGCAATGGCCGGATCCACGGGCTGACCAAGCGAGGTTTGCAAGTCGCGCAACTGCTTTTTAACCAGTGCCATAGCTTCTTCAGAAAGCTTAGGCGTGATGGTCAGGGTCTTGAGCTTTTCAAGTTCCGCTTTAAAGTCTTTGGCCTCGGCGGCGGCATCCTTCAGGCCGGCTTTGGCATTGTCGAGGGATATGCCGTCGGCCTTGGTTTCAATGGCCTGTAGCTCCTTGATGAACCCAGCAAAGCCGAAAGTGTTTTCACCACTATCGGCCAGCTTCTGAATCATCTTCAGAGCCGAGTCAGCTTGTTTCTTTGCCGTCACCAAATCGCCATTTTGCAAAGCGGCTCTCGCGCTGACCTTGAGCGACTGGGCCGCACCGTAGCTCGCATCACCGCCCTCGCCGCCACCATTGATAGCCGCCAGGGCGTCGGTGTATTTCTTTTTGGTGTCTACCTGTTCCTTCAGTGCTTTCTTAACAGCGGCATTCGCAGCACGCTGCGCCGAAACCTGTTTCGCAAGTGCCGCTTTAGTGTCCTCTGTCAGCTTGGTTTGAATGTCTTTTAGCTGATCGCTATAGACCTGTGCGTCGTCAGCTCGCTGCTTTTCATAACCGGTTTCCGCTTCGAGCGCTTGGCCATATTCACGGGCCTTTTTGAAAGCGTCGATTGCCTCCTGAGAAACTGGAGCGGTCGGACCATTCTTGGCACTGTCTGCGCGGGCAATCTGCTCGGCCAACTTGGAATAGTAGGTCTGCGCATTCTGAAGCCGTTGCACATACGCTGCGCGTTCGGCGTCTGACATCCGTGCCACTTCAGCAGTGGTGGACACCAGCGTGTCTTTGTAGGAAGCATTTGTGCGAATCAAGTCATCCAGCGTTTTGGCCTGATCCTTTTGCGACTTCTCAAGCTCTTCCATCTCTGAATAGAGGCTATAAAGCTGCGCTAGTTGGCCGGCGATTATTAAATAGCCACCAGTGCGAACTGCGGCGCCCAGACCGCTGCTAAGAATTGTATTCAACCTGCCCGCTTTGACGGCAGCCGCATCCATGGCTCCACCGGCTAATGCCGCATCAGCAGCGGAGCCCGCGAGGCCACCGCGAAACAAGGTGAGCACTGCCCCCGCCGACTTGATCGCTAAGGATAAAGTCCCTGCTGCAACACCAAGAGCCACAGTGGAAGCGATGGTATTGCGCAGCGGTTCAGGCAGCCCATTGAAGGCGTTGAGCAAGTCGCTCAGCAGGTTAACGATAGGCAATCCGGCGGCGACCGCTTTGCCAAATGTTTTCTGCAGATCTTCCATGGCCGCATTGAATTTCTGCATCTGCGCCTCAGGAGTGTCCTTCATCTTGTCGTAGGCCGCCTCTGTGGCGCCGGCCGCGTGATTGAGACGATCTACCTGATCGGCAAACTGCGAGTAGTTCTTCGACAGAGCAAGAATCGCGGTGCGACCCTCGGTGTCTGGAATGATTTGCCGCATCGCTTCAAAGCCGATTTTCTTTTGCGAAATCTGCTCAATCGTGGCGGTGAGACCTTTCCACTCAATGCCCAGCGCCTTCATGGCCTTGGCGGCTTCCGGTGCTGGTGCCGCCAGTTGGTTGATGGCACTGGTCAGACCCGTGAACGCCGCAGGGGCTTGGATACCCTGGACAGTCATCCGAGCAATGGAAGATGCCACTTCGGCAAAGCTGACATTCGCAGCCGCCGCTGTCGGTAGCACTTGACCAAGGCCGGCAGAGAACTGATCAAACGAAACAACACCGTCTTTGATCGCCAGAAAAAGCTGGTCGTAACGGGTATCAAGGTTGCCCATGCTTTCGCCATAGGCATTGATGATGGACACGCCCACGCCAGCAGCCGTTTTGGTGTCAGCCATGCCAGCCACGGCGGCCTTAGTCGACGACGCCAGCACCTTCATCACGTCGGCGGTTTCAACGCCACTACCCAGCAAGTCATAAACCGCCGCCGCGCTGTCCGTCGCGGATTTTCCTGTTTCTCTGCTGATAGAACGAATGCCTTCCGACAGCCCCTTCAACTGTTCGTCAGTCAGGTCTGTGATCGTTCCGATTGCTGCAATTTGCTGCTGAAAGTTGGCGAAGCTGGTGAATGAGCTGCCTGCTGCCAGAGCAAAGCCCGCGAACGCTGCAGCGCCCGCGATAATTTCGCTGCGGACATCGCTCAGCCCGCCCTTCCATGCCACGGTCGCGCCGGTCAATTCGCGGGTCTGATTCGCCGATTCGGCCAAGGCCTGACGCAGCGTGTTCTGACCAATGGCTATTTCAGTGCCCGTCAGCTTGCCAGTCGCACGCAGCAACGCGAACTGCTCTTGCAGCTTGGAAACCTGCGCGCTGCTATCAGAGTACTTGGCAATCCCCAGATCCACTTTTGCGGTCTGAACGGTTTTATCAGTCTGGCCAGCATTCAAGCGCTTGGCCAGCTCACCCTGAAGGCGCTTCTGCTCCGAGGCAAGATTGCGCGTATCTGTTCCAGCAGCCTGAAGTTCGCGGCGCATCTTGGCGAGCTGAACACCCTGCGAGACCTCCTGCCGTTCCAGGGACTTGAGCTGATTGGTCGCGTCACGATACTCCACAACCATCTGCTTGGTCGGGATAGCGGTAGCGGCCATCTGATCGCCAAGAGAGCGAACGTTGTCGCGCGCCGTGGTCAGTTGGCGGCCAGTTTTCTCGAGACTGGTTTCAAGCTCGCGAAATGTGTTGATCTGCCGCAGCGGCTTCTCAACCACGCGCACCAGGTCTGCGAACTCTTTGCGGAATCCGCCTACGCTCTTGGTAGCTTGATCAACGTCAGCCGTCAGCTTGAGTTCGATATCAGACACAGATACTCACTTTGCCGCCTTGATAGCCGCATTGAAATAGGACCATGGGTAATACAAAGCATTGGCATGACCCAGACCAACAAGGGCATGAAGCGTTGTATCGATATTCTTTAGGCTTTGGGCTGGAGTTGTGACACTGGTGCCAGCCGAGCCTGCATTGCGAAAAAATGCGGGTTCAACTCTTTGCAGACCGCAATGACCTCCTGTACCTGAGAAGGCTTGAGCTCGTTGATACGGTCGTCGGTGAGGTCCGTCATGCGTTTGATTTCGTCCAGGGTGCAATCAGGAAACAAAAAAGCGGCCACGACATCAATCGTCGCGGTCGGGTCATAGCTTTGGAGCCAGGCTCTTACCTGCATGACCGTGAGTTCCCGGCAGATAACGTCAAGTTCTCCGACCTTGATTTCTCGCGTGTTGGTTTGGACTGCCATATAAACCCCGAAAAAAAACCCGCCGAAGCGGGCTTAGGACTATCCACCGGTTACTGAAAAGGGCGTCAGATGACCGCCGCAACTTCCTTTTCAATGCGCATGTACTTCGACTTGCCCGCGCCGACTTTCGCCGGATCAGACAGGACCTTGGCGGTCACTTCCGAGCCCATGAAATCGTCGGTGCTGATCCAATCAGTGCTTGCGGCCGGACTCAACTGGCAGCGGAAGTACTGCAGGTTCACACGCTTCTTGGTGCCCGCCGCGTTCGCGCCCTCGAACAGGAACTCGACGACCGTGCCACTGTTGGTCAGCGCCTCGATGACGTCGACGGTGGCGCTCTTGTACGTGACCAGAATTGCAGCATCGTCAGCGATCGAACCAGCGGAAAGAATCTCGATACCCGAGCCGGTCAGCTGGTAATCGTCGCCTTCCACCAAGGCAGTGCCGCCAGCAGGCGACAGAGTCACCGACGTGATCGACAGCGGCATCTTGTCCAGCTTGATGGTGCCGCCTTTGGTCGCAGTGTGAGGCTCGTCGGTGACGGTCGCCGACGGGATACGGGTAACGTCGCCCCAGTACATCAGCCCGAGATTCTCGGTGTACAGCTCGCGCCAGTTCATGGTCAGGCCCATGCTGGTAATGCGGCTGATCGAGTCGTACTCACCGCCTTGTGGCGTAGTGGTGTCAGCCAGGGTCAGGTCAGTCTTTTCGATTGCCTGGACCAGCGTCGAGACCAGGCCAACAGGCAGAAATGCACCGCCGACGCCGTACTTGCGCATCTTGACCAGGCCGCCGACCACGAACGTTTCGATTTCGCGTGCCATGTTTTACTTCTCCGGAGTGTCGCCAGCGATCACACCTTGGTCTTTCAACCAGGTACGTTGCTCGGCGGTAACTTTGATTTTTGCACCCGGCAGAAGATCCTTGCGGGCATGGGTATGAGGCTTGATCAACTCGACTTCGAACCGTGGAGCGGCGCGCTCGACCTGATCGCCGCTAGCGGCCGGAGCCACCACAGCAACTTCGTCTTTAGGCATTTGGTTGCACCTGGATAATGGTGTGAAGGTGAACAGGGATCAGGACCGTGGCGGCCGTAACCCCCTCGGCTGGTGGAAAGATCTCCGGGGCGCCAATGGTGATGCCGCTGATTCCGCGAGGGAGCCAATCCGGCAGCACTGCAAGTGTCGGCATGAGGCATTGGATCAGGTCATGTTCCAGCTCTTCGATAGCATCGTCGTAATCGTCGATACCCGCCTGAACGGCGCCAATTACGTTGAATCCGGAGAAAACCTTCAGCGCATGCGGACCGGCAACCGGGGCCAGCCCTTTCGCTTTCTGCACGACGATGAGAGGGAACGCGACGGATCGATCCTTGATCACCTCGTTGAACCAGCCAGAACGGGTATTCGCCCCGGCCGGGGTGAGGTAGCCGCTGCTCACAGATATCGTGGACAGCCGTTCAATCAGGGCCTTGCGACCCGCAGTTAACAGATTGATCATCAGTTTCAGTCCGACGACATGAGTGAATAGCGGTTGATGAGCCCGTCTGTGCCCATCCACTCGCCCAAGGCATAGCGTCTGCAGTTGATGGTCAGCAGATCGCCGCGCTGCGGGTCAGGTACTTCCCTGATTCGCAGATCCACGGCGAGCGCGACGGCGACAAAGCTGCCCCCGCCGGCGGAACCAACATTGCGCTGGATCACCGCCCCCACTTCCTTCATAGGGCCGCCATCCTTGGCTTGAAAAACAGCGCCGCCCCGCTCGCCGAACATGTCGAACAGCTCGTCGTCCGCATCTTCGAAGATGCCGTCGAACTCCGAGCCACCCATCACTTGGTCAGCTTGATGATTGCGCGCGGCAGGGTGCACAGGCTGAGCGGGTTGCTCTGCGCTTCCATGTCGATGCCTTTATTGTGGCGCATCGGTTCCTGGCTCGCGTAGAACGGCACACCGGTGGTGTTGACCGTTTCCATGTAATCAGCAGGCGCGTAGTTGGTGATGAACAGGCCATCAACGCCTACGGGCACCAGGTAAGCGGTATCGGGGTCCATGAACAGCACGCCGCCCAGGTTGCCGTAGAACTCTTCCCAGTTCACGCCGCCGAAGCTGAAACCGTCGCGACGGTGATCGTCCCGCAGAAATTGGCCATCGTTCCAACGGTCAAAGGCTTTTTGGACCGAGTCGTGGTTGGTGAACGAGTCGAACCAGTTGCGCCCCGCGATGCCCAGCCAGCCAGCGATGATGCCGGTACCGCCGATCGCGTCTTCCGCTTTTCGTTTGGCCTCGGTCACTTTGGCCAGCAGTTTGGTTTCGCTCGCGTTCATGGCAAACGCAACTGTCTGCTGGTCAATGCCGAAACGGGCGTAGAGGTCCAGCAACACGCTGGTGCCATCGGCGTCGTACACCTTGCCGGTGATCGCGCCGACACGCTGGAAGCGGATAGTGGATTCAATGCGCTTACGCATCTTCAGCAAACGCTTGTCGACCATCGCCTGCACGGTTTCCAGCTCGCTATCGGTGCCAAATGCACGGATGCCCTGCACTTCGTCAGCTCGAATTACCGCACGCGTAGGCAGGTGAATGGTCTGAAACGGGACCATGTCACGGCGCGGCCCAGTGGTCGGGTCGCTCGGCGATCCACGCTCTGCTGCCGGTACCAAGGTCAAATTGTCGTTTTCACGTTCGATGAAAACCGAGGTGGTGGTAACGCCAGACTCTTCGAAAAGAGTGTCCAGCCGCGTAGGTACCGCCTGCCCTTCAACCGGTTGGTTGATGGCAGCAGTCATTGCGATGCGACCAAACTCGTCGCCCGCGAAAATACTCAAATCGGCCATTCCGTTCTCCAGAAACGAAAAAACCGCCAGCGGCGGTCTTAATAAAATTGGGTTGCTGAATCAGCGCAGGATGATGCCAGCGGCTGCCAGGGCTACTTTCGCGGGATCGGTCAGACCAACCAGCAGGCTTTCGATCACCTCACAATCACGCACGATTCCGGTCGCGCGGCGATCCGCCGTGGTGTCGGCATCACGACCTTCGTAAAGAATCGCGATTTCAACGGTGGCGCCTTCGGCAGGCGCGGCGAAAGCCACGAATTTGCCAGCGCCGTTTTTCGACAGGATTTGGCCTGCAGGAAAGGCCGTGGCACCTTTGAGCAGAATAATCTGCTCACGCGAACGCTCGCCGCTCGCCTCGTTCAGCAAGAAAGCGGCGGTGGCCGCCCCTTGAGTGATGATGTCGTTTTTCATGCTTTCGCCCCTTTGCGACTGGCCCAGATGTCTTTGGCTGAGAAGGTTTTGGCGCCCTTACTAGCGGCAGGCGCCGCTGCGGCAGCGCGGGTAGAATCACTCGCAATGCCATCCAGGCTGATACCGCGATCTTTGGCGGCCGTGAACAATGCCAAGGCGGTCGCCTCAACACTGGAGCCGTCAGCCAAAGCAGCTTTGATTTCCGCGTCGAAACCTGGTGACGCCATTGCGGTGATACCAGCGTAACGCGCACGCTCAGAAGCGGTCGCATCAGTGATTGCTGTTGCACGAATGGCGTCGGTATCGATGGTTTCCGCCGCCGCGATGGTGATGGTTTTTGGATCGGCTCCGGCCTCGATAGCTGCGTGCAGCTCCGCCGTGGTTTTTACGGTAGTCACAAAGGTTTTCCTCGGTGGGTTGCTGGCAGGACCGGCCAACTCGGCAATAACAGATTCGAGCGAGCCGACGCGGTGCGCCAACCCTGATGCAACAGCTTCGGCGCCGACTTTCAGCCCCCCATGACCGCCCATTTCTGGAACCTTGTCAGCGGAGACACCGAGGTTTCGAGCCACCTTGCCGACAAACACATCAGCCAGGGCATCAACCGTTTTGGTGATTTCTGCCCGACCCTCGTCGGTCTCGATGTTTGGCCGCTTGTTCGGCGCTGTGCCACTTACGATTTCGTAGCTTTTCTTGCCGCCCTCATCCTTGTTGACGGACACGTTCAGCACGACACCGATGGAACCGATCAGCGCGGTGTCATCTACCACGACTTCGCTGGCCGCACTGGCGATCCAGTACGCGGCGCTTGCGCCACTTCCGCCGACATACGCGACGATGCGTTTTTTATCGCGCGCCGCGTGGATCATGTCGGCCAGTTCATTGATGCCGTTGGCTTCACCGCCAGGACTGTCGATGTTCAGAACGATTGATTTGACGGCGGGGTTATCGAGAGCGGCCTGAAGGTCGGTGGCGATGGTGCCTGTGCTGGTGGCACCGCTGATTCGGGTAAAGAAGGACGCGTAGCGGAAGATCGGCCCGGTTACAGGGATGACGGCGACGTTTCCGCGCTGAGTGACAGTGCGGGTATTGTCGAGTTGTTTGCCCAACCGGGTTTCCAGCGCCTCCAGCTCATTCTGCCGATCGGCGATAGACAGCAAATTGTCGAGCGCATCCGGCAGCATCAGCCAAGGCTGAGCACTGGCCAGCTCAAAGGCTCTTGGCATGATCAATCCTCTTTTTCTTCGTCATCATCAATGATCGGTTTGGCGGCAACGGTTGGTGCTGCGGGAGCAACTTCAACAGTTGTTCCGTTGGCCCTGCGCTGCTCCAGCTCGCGTGCACGCTGCCGGTTGACCTGCTGCCAGGTCTCGCCGGTCATTGCAGCCGTCTCCATGGTTTCGTTGCTGATGCCGATATCGATACGCTCTCGGGCCGCCTTCGCTTCCTTAAGCTCGTCGATTGCACCGCGCGCGGGGCCAATCCAAATTGACTTGGTATAAGCCTTGCGGATGGCAGGGTCGCTATAGCCAGGCGCCTTGATGCGGCCGCGCGCTACCGCTTCGTCGATGAACAGCTCGTAACTCGGCTGACAGAAGTCGCAAACAAGCCACCAACGACGCATGGTGTAGAAACGCCATGCCTGGAGCATCGCTGCGCGGGCCGCGCTGTAGCTGCTGCTGTAGTGAAGAAGAAGCTCTTCGACAGGGATTTCCAGGGCGGCGCCGATCTCTCTCACAATCGCGGAGAAAAATGGTTCGAACTGCGCGTTGGGACGTCCCGGGTTGGCGAAGACGGGCTCTTCCCCCGGCGCCAAGTCGACAATGGCGCCCTCCCCAAGCTCTACCGGGCCACCAACGTTATCGCTACCGTGCTGAGGGCCATCTTCGTCGCCGAAAATTGGCTGCCCTTGTCCGCCGGCGTCGTAATCCGCTGTCTTCTTGAGGAAGACGGTGAACATTGCGGATATAACAGCGTTCGTCAGTTCTGCGCTTGCGTAGCGTTCGAGCTTTTGAAGTGGCTCAAGAACCGGTGCCAAATACGGCGCGCCGCGTTTGAGCCCAGGCCGCTCTTTGTCACACCAAATTTGCAGAACCCGGCGTCGGCCCGTTTCAGCGCCAAAGGCCTCAATGCGATCCCAGCGCAATGGGTATTTCAGGAACTTATCGTCGGGATAGCCGTTGCACATGTGATACGCAACGGGCGCACCGTGCTGATCGAACTCAACGCCCTCCACCAGGAACTGGCTGTCCGGCTGCCCATTCGGGTTAGAAACCCGGTCGGTCTCGACGAGCTGGATGCGAGTGCTGAAGATCGTGCCTGGTCGCTCGATCCAAGGCGTGGTCGCGAAACAGTCGCCCCCCGTCATCGCGGACACCAATGCCAGCGACTGAAGCTGATAGTGGTTCAGTGTGGCTTCCGCATCACATTCACGCGGATCGCCTGCATACATCTCCCATTCACGTTGGATATGGGCGTTCAGGGCGTCAGCTTGCTCTTCAGTGATGCCCAACGCTTCATGGTCGACTTGAGGCCGGCAAATTAACCCTGTGCCGACCACGTTGGTGCGAGTTCGCACAACAGCCGCACGGGCAATGGTGTGGTTGCGCATCGCATCGCGCGAGCGGGCAACAAGGGTCTTGCGCTCTGGCGTGCTGAGGTCCCGATTGGGGCTACCAAGAAAAGGAAGCCAGCTAGACATGCTCCGAAGCATCCGCGACGCGCCGTGCCAACGGGTTTCGCTGCCCCCGCCGCCACCCTGCGCCCTGGGTTGACTCTGAACCAGGTCAGAACCGGGATGCGTAAGTTCACGCACCACCCGCTCTTCTGGAGTGGTACGTGTTAACCAACCCATTTCAGAACCTCATATAGCTGATGCGGTTACGTCCGCGAGATTTATTGCCTTCTGCCGCGGCTGCCGCGACGTAGTCGGATTCAAGTTTGCGAAGCGTGGCCAGATCGGCGCGCGTCACCTGGCGCTCGCCGTAGCGAACGATCTGCCCACCCTTCAAAACCTTCTCAATAGCCGTGCGAACATCCGCCAACCGCTGCTGTGCTTCCGTCATAGTTATCCTCGAGCGCGGCTACGAGTGCCGCGTTTTGCTGGTGCGCGACGAATCCCTGCAAGTAGCTGCAAGTCGAGGCCGAAGCGTTGCTGGCTGATGCGAAGTGCTGCCAAGGCGTACACGAAACAGTCGAGCGCTTCGTTTCGCCGACCCTTTGCGGTCCAGCGATATACGCGCACGCCCTTTACTATCTTCAGTTCCTTGGTTTCAGCGGTGAGTTGCTTCAGTTCATCTTCGCCGCAGATGTCGTCGTTCGCGGGCAAGTGCACGCAACCAGGAACCGCGACGCCCGCAGTGTTGGGCTGAATCTTTAAACGGCTGTAAATCAGCTCTTTGGCGTTTTCAGTGCCGACTTCAACCAGCCAGACCTTCTTCGCATTGCGCGATTTCGGCCAGTTGGCAATTGGCTTGCCGGGTTTGTTTGCGCCTTTAACCGGAATCACCCACATCTCGCCGTGGCGTCGGCTTTCGGCGTACACCTCATCGGTGTAGTGGCCGCCGGAGTCCCAGCACCACCTTTCAACGCGCATCTTGGCGTTGTCGGCCCGGGTGTATTGCTGCTGGATCTTCAAACCGACCTTGCGTCGAAGCTCCTCGCTGGCCGGATCACCCATCAGCACCCATTTGTCGACCAGCCAGGCTTCCTCTCCAACACCGAAAGCCCAGACACGGCCTTCGTAGCGATCGTCTTGCGTATCGATAGAACCCATCAGCGTCAGCCCGCGCTGTGGGACCTGCGCAAACACCTCGCGGCGCATGTACAGCTGTTCCCAGTCGACCTTCTCGCCCTGGTCGTCTTCCCAAGTTTCGCCGAGCGTGGTGTTGACGAAGGCAATCAGGTTTTCACGGTTGTCCCTGACCTTGTCGAACTCGGTGACCATGTCGAGCCAGGTAGTGAAAGTGCTGTAGGCGGTCCATATGTGGAAGGTGACGATGCGTGGCGTGCCCCGAAGCGAGTCGTCCGGCGCATACCAGTCGATGCCGTCGCGGGTCCAGATTCCGGTTTTTTCGCAAATCCAACGGCCGTTTCGCGCCGCCTCGACCATCTCGTGATACCAAACCACGCATCCGGCGTGCTCGCAGGCGTACCAGGCTTGCGCGACTTCGCCGTGTTCGTTTTTCTCCCACTTGATACCAAAGTCGCAGTCCTTGCCGCCCCACTTCAGGTGCTGCTCCTTAGAGCAGTGCGGGCATGGAACGTGATATCGGAGAAAATACGGTGACTCTTCGCCCGCCTTCTCGATCTGGCAGGTGCCTTTGGTCTTGGGCGTCGACCCCCGGATAGATTTCGGGAACGTGGCTCCTTCCAGACGCTTGTCACCGAGGAATGTCGGTGCGCCTTCGCCTTCCACGTTCGCCTCGAACTTGGAGAGCTCGTCGTAAATAACCTCGTCCGGGGACTTTTCGCGGTAATTTCGGCTCGCCTTGCCGCCCAGACACCAAAGCATCTTCGCGTTTTGAAAGCGCTTGGCGCTCAGCGAACTGTCACGGTGTTTCTTACCGTGCCAGGGTGCGAGCTCCAATAGCGTGGGAACGTCGCGCACCATCGTCTCGACGTGGCGCTTCATCAACTCTTCGGCGTCGGGATCGGTAGGGCAAAAGCTCAAGACGTTACGGCGTTTGTGTTGAATCTTGTAGCCGATGTTCGCCATCAACATCTTGGTGTAACCAACACGGGCAGACTTGATCAGGTTGATAACCCGGATCAGGTCGTTGCCCATGCTGTTGAGGATGGCAACTTGAAAAGGGGCGGTTTCCCACTTCCCTTCCTGGTAGGACGACTCGGATGACAGATAAAAGTGGGTGTCAGCCCACTGAACCGCAGTCAGTGGCGGCTCTTTATAAAGCGCGCGAAGCCCGGCCTTGATCGCCTTTTGCAGGTCAATCAACCAAGGATTCGAGGTACTCATCAAGGTATTCCGGCAATTGATCGCCGGATTCGGAGGCGAGGTTCCGCGCCAGGGCTATCTCGCGCTGTAAAGATTCGATGTGTCTTACATCGATATCCGGGTGTTTGCGTTTGAGCTTGAGCGGGACCGTATCCAGCAAAGAGCCAAGCTGTGCAGCGATCTTTGACAGGGCAAAAATCGCGAAATCAACCGGCACCAACTGCTTCTCGGCGATGGCGTTTTTCTTTTCTTGACCAATGCGCTGAGCCGCCGTTAATCCCCGCCGCTCTTCCATCAGCTTGTATTCAATTAGCGGATCAATACCGTCAGGGGTTTCGGACCCGGCGTTTTTTTGTTCAGCCTGGGCAAGCCGGTTGTTCAAAATGGTTCGGACGTCGTAGAAGTTTTCCCGGCCAATCTTGGCGATGGACTCGACCTTCCACTTGTCGAAAGCTTGGACGGTGATGCCGAGGCTTGCCGCCATTTGGCTCTTGTTCAGCCAGTGAGGTTTGGGCTCCATTTGCCTCCTCCATTGACGAGGCTGGGAGCTGCCGCGAGCCGGTTGGTGTTTAGTTGGTATTTCCGGGGGTCAGGTTGGTGTATTAAACGGCCAAAACCGCTCTATTCCGCGCCTTTCAGGCCAGCGACAATACAACAACCAACCCCCCTGAAAAAAAGTCATACATAGTTCGAAGCCGGGGCTCGAATTACCCTCACCCGAGGGGGGTGGGGGAAAGGACCCATTGCACCAAAGTGGTGCAAAGACCCCATTTCACCGACGCCGCGTCTCCATGGCACGCTCAAAGGCCTTGGCGAACTGAATGGGCAATTGTTCATCTGCCTCCCGTTCGCCGATGCCGAAGAAGTCGAGCGTCTTGGAGTAGCCGGGCTTGCTGATGAACGCAATCAGGATCTGTACCTGAGCACGCTTGGTCCCAGTTCTCTCAGCAATGCCTATAGGCTCGCTGCCTCGGCGCATGACGAAGTAACGCGTGCGATTGCCAGCACTCCGCTTGCTGTCCGTGCTGTTCTGATGCCGATCACCCTGAGCGCCGAGCCCAGAAAGGATCTTCTGGAGCTGGCCTCGCCCGATGTTGCCGTAGCTGTCGAGCTTCATGCCCGCACCAGGTACGACGAACTTCCCTTCTGGAAGAATGCCGCGTGCTCGTAACAGCGCCTCGCTGCGCTTGTGGCTACGATCACCGCCATACACCTCAGGCGTCAGCCAGCGTGTGGCCGGGGCAGCGCCGTCTGCCTCGTCCTTGATCCAGACGCGCGCCTCCATCTTCTGCTTGGTCGCCGGTATGAGCCTCAGGCTGTCGAGCGTGTAAGGCGTCGGTCTATCGAACACTGTCCGCATTTCACCGACCAATCGTTCCTTGATCAGCTTGGCCGTCTCAGTAAGGGCGAGAACCGTAGCGAACGGGATCTGATTGCGCTCAATGTCTGTAAGCTCTGCGAGATTGTCGGCAAGCCCAGACGTCTGCACACGGATCATTGGGCGCCCTCACTCAACGGTACAGCCAGGCCAGATGGATTGGGCGTAAGCCAACGCAGTAGCGTGGTCGTGATCTTCTTGCATGATCATTGGAAAAGGTTTGTACCCTGGCGCAGTGACATACCAACTCTTCTTGGTCAAGGCGCCTGCCGGTCTACTGCTTCATTGACCTTGTCGGCTGCTTTGCTCGCTGTGTCCGCTGCTTGGGTTGCAGTGCTTGCCGCCTGGGTGGCGCTTATAGACGCTGCTTCCACTTTTCCAGCGGCCTCCTGGGTTTTGTCAGCCAAAGAGTTCAGCCGCAGATCCCGCTGCTTCAATGCTTCGTCGTAACCGCGGCGTACGTCCGCGACCCGCGCCCCATACCAACTGGCGAGCGACCACTGGGCAACCTGAAAGCCAAGCACCGAGCCCCCCGCAACGAGCAGGATCGCGATGACCCATACCTCTACCCGTCGCCACCAATGCCGGGCGATGAAGTTGATTGCGCATCTGTCCATCAATTGATGCCTCCGGGGGTTGGCCGTAGACGCGCAATTTCTGCGCTCTGACTGGCGACCCGCTCAGTAAGTTGTGCGACCTGGCCGGTGAGGGCTTCAATCCTCCCTTCCATCCGACCTACTGCGGCGGCGAGTTCGTTGCGCTCTTTGGCGAATTGATCAGCGCGAGCCTCGGCGGCGTTCGCCCTATTGCGCTCGGTGTCCAGCAATTCGTTGAGGCGGCGGACCGTGCCGATGTCGGCATTGTCCATCGCACGATCGGTCGCGTCTTTGGATAGGAATCTTCTCAGCCACAGAAAGCCACCGAGCAAAACGGTACCGGTGCCGCCCAGCCAGGTGGCTGTTCCCGGGCCAAGGTCGGTTGGGTCCATCACTGCTCCAGAATGCTAAAAGCCCCGACAATTGCCGAGGCTTGAATTGTTGTTATGCCTTCCCGTCAGTACTCAGCCCCGACACTGACGGACGGGGCAAAAAGCACGTAAATACCCTTGACCAATAGGCCCAATGGGCCTAATATCTAACACATGGGAAGCGCACACCGCCCGGCCCTTCAACCCCAAAGGGAAGAAACAAATGAGCATCGAGATGACCACCGCCGAACTCGAAAAGATTCACTCAGAGATTGCCAAGCTGATGGCCGAAACCAGCAAACTGAATGCTGAAACCGTCAAGTTTCGCTCTGAGGCGCATAAGATGAGCCGCGAAGCCCTCTGGTATCCACTGGCGATGGCATCAGGTCTGGTAGGTGCGGTAGCCGCCGCAACACTGGCGCTAAGCAAATACCTCTCCTGACATCAAAAGCCCTGCGAAAGCGGGGCTTCTTATAAGGCAGATATGAAAACCATCAAGCATTATTCGCCGCCGAGCACGGTTGATCTGGAAGCGCTGAAAAGTCGCCTCAATCTAACCGGCAACGACATGGCGTCCTTGGCCGGGCTTTCTGACGGTCGCCAGTGGCGCAAGTACACCGGGGGCGCGAAGCCGCGCGAGCTGAGCGCTCAGATGCTGTTCTTCATCGCAGCCAGGCTGACCCTTTCACCGGATCAGCTTGAAGCGATCTACGCTGAAATGCGCGAGATGGGGGCCGAACTGGATTTCGGCGAGCAACCCGCTGATTAGCAGTCACTCTAGCCAGTCGCGCGGCGAGGCCGCCCGTAGCTCTTGAAGCGTTATCAATCCGAGCTTGCGTGGGTTGCAACACATCCAGCAGGAACAGACCTTGCCATGATTGGCGAAGACGCCAGCGTTACGGGCGGATGCTTCCCACTGCCTTCCCTTCTGTACTTTGCGAAATTTCAACTTGATGCGGCGCGTATCGTGACGTCGTTGTGCTCTTGTCATATCAACCTCCAATAGCCAGATATGACGAAGCCCCGGCAGATTACTCTGGCGAGGCTCGCGACGCAGTCCTACACACGCAGGTATGACAGGATGGGAGGAATACTGATGGAACGATGGCTCGGTGTCAACATGACATTACGCGGCTGAATCCGACATGATCAGCCCTTCGATGTCGAGTATCTCCCCTGCGTGGCAGAGAGCGACATCAACCAGAGCATCTAAAGCGGCATTAATGTTCCGGCGCCACTCGCGGCGAGTCGATTCGGGGCGGGCATCCATATCCCAGGTGTTCATGTCGTAGAAGCTCTTCGGCAAAACAATCATGTCAGCGGATCGCGACTCAGCTTTCTTGTTGTTGGCGCGCCCAGCAGCAACCGACGCGGCAACCAGCGCATCACGCCGCCAATCCGGCGCGTCCACGGGAATGGTGATTGTCACATTCTTACTTACCGCCGGGTCGATGCCTTTCAGCTTGGGAATGGCCCAGGCCGTCACCGCCTTATATAGGAAGAGAGTCGGCGCGGGAGTCGATACAAGCAAGCGCAACTCAGTAATCGCTTGCACCTTTCGGGCTTTATGGGTGCTGAACTTCGCGACCAAGGCGTTCATGTGCCTTTTTTCAAGGCCATGGTGCAGGCGAGCGGCGAGCCAGCAATCGGCTTGAGTTCGATCAATCGAGCCGCCCGCACTGGATCGGAACAATGAAGAAAGATCGCGCTGGTCTTCTTCATGCGGGCTGTAGAGCTTTTGCCATGCCTGCTTGCTGGTATTGTCGATGGCCTCGGCAGCAAGAGCCGAAACGACACCGCTTAGTACGCTTGAATAAATGCTCATGACTTCCCCTTAATCCCCGGTGTAATGCGAACCGCCGGCGCCCCGGCGGTTGTTATGTTCTTCTGTGCCGCGATTGTTCGCCCGGGCCAGCGCAGCGACGGTGTTGCGAAGTCGCATGCTCAACTGAGGCACCAACTCTTCCAGCGGCAGGGGTTCGCCTGTCGCCTGGCAGATCCACCCGGATGCGTTGCAGGCGGTGCAGTCGATCTGGTGAAAAATTCCATTGGTGCTGCCGGCGCCGCGGCAAAGTGCGCACTCCATCAGCGGCTTCAACTGGCGGCGAAAGTCTGGGCCGTGGCTCTTCTTCATTGCGCACCCCGGCCTTTCTTTTTTTTCAACCATGGCCGACTCGGCTGAGCCTTGGAAGGCTCAGGTAGAGCCAATCCAATAACTGGGTCTTCAAACCGGTCTTCCGCTATATCAACGCCGATCCGTAGCTCACTCGCTTCGTGACATGGGCGATTACGAATCGGGTGATAGCCGCTGTCGCCCATGGCGTCATCGATCAATTTGTCCAAGTGGAAGGCCCAAGAGATCGTGGAGGTGTGCACGATTTGAATCGAGTGATCGCGAAACCACCGATAGCGCTCAGCATCTACCCGCAGCGCCTCGACGTCGGCGAAGAAACCTAGCAACAAGGCGGCGCTGGCGCCGGACTCGGCCAACAGTTTCAACTCGGCCATGCCGGCAATTTGCCCCGGAATCATCATTTTGAAACCTCGCCATTCACAATGTTAGAAACAGGCTCGCAGCCCGCGCCGTTCGTGGCTTGCGCAGGGTTTTGCGAATCTTCATATCGGGTGTCTGTCAGGTTGTGAATCGACTTAAAGCCACGCTCATCTAACCAGTTGTGCCACTTCTCCAGCGCGGCCAAACGCTGTGCCCGAGCCTGGGTGTTGATGTAGGTGGAGGCGATCTTGCCAAGGGAGTGGTTGAGCAGCATCTCGCCGATGTGCCCGTCGATGCCGAGGTCGGTCCATGCGGTGCGTGCCACCTTGCGCAGATCATGGCTGGTCCACTCGCCCCGCCCTATCCGGCTGAACACGGCGCTGGCCTGCCCTTCGCTGATGGCCCGACCACGACGGGACGGGAACAGGTAGATGCCCTCGTAACCCTGGCTGATCTGGATGGCCCTGTACCGCGTCAGCATCGCCTTGGCCTGGGCAGTCAGTGGCAGACGGTGTTCGGTTCGGGTCTTCGTATTCTCGGCGGCGATGAACCACTCACCGTCCGGGATCGAGATGTCAGACCAACGCGCCATACGGGTTTCGCCGACGCGGGTGCCGTGGCACAGCATCATGATCGCCAACATGGCCTCGCCCGGATGGCTCTCGAATAGGTCGGCCAGCATGGGCACGACTTCGACCAGGTGCACGCCCCGCAACCGGGCAGCCTTGGGCATGATCCGGGCCTTGGTGAAGTCGACAAACTTCATGTCGGCCATAGGGTTCTTGTCGATCAGGCCCAACTTGTAGGCCTGCAGGAAGGCGACCACCAGCAGCACGAACAGCTGATGAACGTACGACAGCGACAGTTCCTGCTGGCATGGCCACATCAGTTCCTTGTCCAGTACGGCGGCGGTCAGATCGCGCACCGGGACATGCTCCAGCCTAGGCTTCAGGTGACACTTGATTGCGGACTTGGCCCCGGCCTTGCGCTTGTCCGACAGCGAGCGGTCGCGCGACATCCGGTCGCCGTACCAGTCGATCAGTTGACCGCACGTGGCCAGGCCGCCGAGCGCCACGGTGGCCGCAGAATCCCGCAGCAGGCGCTGACGCAGCGCGGGCAGTTCGGCCAGCACGGCAGCAGCGCCCAGATCGGGGAAGCGGGCAATGTGGTTCCACGTCTTGCCTTTGACCAGATACCACGACCCTCGCTGACGATCCTGGCCGAAGCGCAGGTACAGGCCGGGGTGACGCGGATCGCGCAGATCGTGCACGGCCGGGTCGGAAGCCTGACGGCGGATCTCGGCGTCACTGAACTTCACGGCGCGGGTCTTGCTCATGCGGCCACCACTGTCGGGGAAAGCCTTAGGTACGCGCGCAGCTTCTCCATTGCGTCGAAGTGCCCCCGGCAAACGATGGCCAGATATCCCTGAGCATTGAGCGCGGCGATGCGCTTGTGCTGTTCGGCCGACACGGGGGCATCATTCGGAGGTGTGGCCTTGAACTCGATGTAGAGGCCAAACCAGCCACCGCGAGCCATGGTCAGCACCAAGTCAGGGATGCCCGCGACTACGCCCTGTTTTTTCAGGTCCATCGCGACCTTTATGTGTCGGTGCCCACCGTTCGGGACGTGGTAGATCAGCGCGAAAGCTTCGGGATGCTTGAGCTGAATCTCGGCCAACAGCGCGGCCTGCTCCAATCCTTCGCGGTCGATGCGTGGCGCCCGGGCGGCCTTGGGCTTGAATGCCTTCATCGTCGGTGCTTTCATGACTGCGCCGCCTCCGCCATCGCATCATCTACGGCAGCGTCAGCCAGGCCCGAGAACAAAGGCATGCGCCCCTCTCGCCAAATCGCCAACGGTGATTCAGTACCTATTGGCGAACGCACAAACCTCCAGCGCGCGGCATCTTTTTCGAGCTGATCCATCTCAGCTACTGCGCTGTCCAGGCACTGGATCAAAATTGGATCAGGCTTGCTCAACCGAGCGCGCAAGGCATCGTTCTCAGTCTTGAGCCGGGCAATTTCCCCTTCCATCACTTGGCGTCCGGCCTCTTGATCGAACGCCACGGCCTTGAACTGTTCGTTTGCGGACACCAAGCTGCCAATCACCCCATACGCCTCGGCAATCAGGTTGTTGGCTTCGTGGATCTGGGTTGAGCCGCGTTGCAGGCGTTTTTGCAGATCGTCGTAGTTAATCACTTGAACAAACTCCCCGCCGAAACCGAGACACGCTTCTCAGCAGCCCCCGGCTGATTGATCTGGAATGCAGTGCACAGCAGTGCAAGGATGATGATCAGCATCGTGGCCTTCATGGCTTCACCTTTCCTTCTCGAATCAAAATGTCCTGGGTACGCATGACGCCCTCGGCCAGATAGAGCCGAACCTCGTAGCGGCTCAGCTCACCCGGGGCGCGCAGTCGGCCATCGGCGATGTCGTGGCAATACCCGCATGCCCAAGCTGCCTGAAAGTCGTTGGGCTTCATCCCCATCCCACAGGTGCCTGACAGGCGATAGTGCGCAAGAACCGTGGTGGAGGGCTCGCAACTGCAGCCCGGAAAGCGCACCTGGCATTCGCGGTCACTGGCGGCATCCGTCAGCCTGCTCATACGGATGTTCCGTTGCGACGGGCGCGCAGCGCAGCCAAGGCTTGCTGCCCAACTTCCGGAGTTACCTTGGGCGCTGCCTGATCCGTCACAGCTTTGGGCATTGGCTTCAATGGCAGGCCCGCGAGAAGACGGCGGATGGTGATCGTGTAATTGCGGTCGAACAGCTTCAGGCTCAGGCCCGTGTCGAGCTTGTTCAGGCTTTCAAAGCCACACTCTTTGGCCGTATGCCAAACCGCGTCATGCGACCATTTGCCCTGCCCAGCCATGCACGGGTGAGCGTTGCGGCAAGCTTCGCGGTGGGCCGCGGCGAGAGTTGGGAGCCCAAGCATTTCCGGTGTCGGCTTGCACCACTCGATGAATTGTCCAGGGCTCGGAATGAAATCACCTGCCTGCTTCCGGGCCTGCGTCATGCCGAAGTCGATTTGCCCCTGCGTGCAGACGCCTTCTTCGAGAAAAGCCTGATACCACTGCCGCTTTGCAGCCTGGTAGGTATCCTTATCCGGCCAAGCCTGACGCCATGCGGATCGGATCGAGCGCAGCTCTTTGAAGAGACCGTTGATAGCTGACACCAACGTGCTGTCATGATCGGTTACCGGCGTTGATTCAGATGCTGCGATATATTCGCCCGATTGAGCTGAGTTCCAGATGCCCTGAGCGATGACAGATACGTTCTTCACGATTGCACCCCCGGCACCCATTCGTTGTCGTTGTCGTCGAAGTCCTGCGAGGGCTGCTTACCCGGGAACTGTCGGACGTTCGAAGAGGCAGATCGTGCCTTGTCACTCAGCACCCACTTGACGAACATCTGCACCCATTCGGCCTGCGTATTGACTTGCCCCCGCGATTCGTAGAAAGCGGTGAATGCACGGTGAATCTCATCAGTGAATAGGGTCAGCGCTACGCCAGAATGAGTCGCATAGGTCTTCAGCAGCTTGGAGTCAGGCTTCCAGTCGAGAGTCATTTCGCTGGGCATGCGAGGATCAACTGAACCCTGCGCGGAGAGAGGGTGTTTATTCTTCTCTACATCTTCTTTAGGTAACGCATCGCTAACGATTGGAGCGTTACCTTTTGCGTTAGCGGATTTGTGATTTGCTACGCGCTTCGCCGTGAGAAGCCTGTTTTTAGCGGTCTTGCCGTTGTGGCGGTCGAAATGCGGAAGGCTGATCACGCCATCGGCTTCCACCATCCACGTCACAGATTTCATGTGTTCGCAGAAGCCGGTAACGCCAACCATACGATCGAGTAACTTTTTGCTAACGCTCGGAGCGTTACCGTCTTGGGTCTGCTGATCGAACCAACCCCACACTCGCATCAGTTTTCCGACGACAGCGTCAGGGTCAATATCGGCGAGGTCTGCAATTTGGCAAACCTCGGGCTTATCCAGGGTGGTGAGTTCGAACTTGATCCAATCACCGGCCATCACACACGCTCCTGCAAAAGCTCAGCGAGCCGGGTAAGACCCTTCGGTGTTACCAGTGGCTGGAATGCCGCCCGCTCTACGCCTGTCTCTTGATCAGGCTTGAGGGATGTGACTTTGTGGATCAGCAGGCCCGAGGTGATACGCGGTTCGCGAGCAACCCACCGGGTGGAACCGCTGCGCCGGTAGATCCAACGATTCTGCTGCATCCAGTCGAAGAGCTGTGCTGGTCGAATTTGCAGTTGCTTGGCGGCGTCGGTGATGCAGATCGCGCCGCATGCACTCGCGAGGCGCTTGATTGCCGCAACTTGCGGGGCCTGACGCTGAATCACATCTTGGAGCTTTTGATTTTGCTCTACCTGGTCTGCCGCAAGGCGCAGCGCTTCGGACAGCGATGAAGGAATCTGAAAATGTCCAACCACTCGGCCTTCAAGTTCGTGCCAGCGGCGGATGACGCGCATACGCAGTGCGGCGTTGTAACCAGTCAACAAGCAATCCGTGTGCTCACGGTCGAGCAGATACTGGACTTGCCGCCGATTGCGACCATCAAGATAGATGTCCTCAAAACTGAGGACATTGGCATTCAGGTCGGTGAGCATGTTCAAGATGTCGCGCTTGACGTTGTCGTGACGCTTCTCGGTCAATTCGGCAATCTCAACCGAGGACATCACCTGACGAGTCAGATTTTTAGGGGCAACCAAAGCTGACGAGTCAGGCCCTGTATTGCTTGCAGTGGATGTTGTGTGCATAATCGACCTCACAAACGCTGTAGAAAGAGCCGACCTCGACCGTCGGCTTTTTTGTGCCCGGGATTTAATGAATCTTCGAAACGATGAGTGATGCTTGATCGGCCATTGCGACTGCGTGGGCGGCAAGCGAGCGGCAGAAGGATTCGAATGACTCGGCGTAGATGTGATCGTTGTGATCGAACACGCCATCCGCGAACACTTTCCCGCCAAGCCCAGCGACTAGACCGAAGTTTGTTGCGATGCCGGCGAACACCTGCAGAGCGTCATCCACACCGGAGCCGATCTGCTTTACCGCCAGTAAGCCATAGCGACTCGCCAGCTCGGTCAGAGCGCGGTCACGCCATGGCTGATCGAGGGCGGCCACCCATGACTCTTCAATCCACGACGGGATTTCGATACGTTCGCCACTGTCATCAAGCCAGCGCTCCACGCGCTTGCTCCAGGCTTTGTAGGCTCGCCCGTATGCTTGCATGTCGGAGGTCTTCGTCATGGCTTGAAGATCAGGAAAGCCTTTCTCCTTGCAGCGCGAAGGTGCTCGGTCGAACAGTTGATGATTGAGCTGCTCAGCAAAACCGTCTTGGCTCATGCTGGTGCGAGCGATCATGTCGCGGGCAATGGCAACCAGCACCGCATCGCGTGTTTCGTGTCGCAAGTTCGACGTTTCCATGAGGCTTTCTCGCTCGTAATCTGTGGTCATGCCATTTCGCCATTACTAATCAAGGACGAGTCGATGAACGCCTCAACTTCCTCAAGCGACGGTTTTGCTCGGATGCGCTTCGGCGAGCAGCCAAGCGGGTTCAAAGGGTTTGCCATTGGCCGAAGCGAGCGCCGCAATGCGCTCTGCATATCGGGTTTCGCCTGTGTACTCAGTGCGAGGAAGGCATTCAGCGGAGAGCCACTTATAAACAGCGCGGGCCGACTTGCCGCACGCCAGGGCAACCACTGGAACGCCGCCGGCGTCATCAATCGATTTCTTAAGCGGGCCCATGTGGCCTCCGTAGGTAATATGAACTTGCAGTACATATTATGTCGGAACTGAAAGTACATGCAAGGCCGTGCGATATTGAACCTATGGTTCAGATCGAAGAAATCCGCACTGCTTTCGCTTCTCGCCTCAAAAAATCACTCGCCGCAAAAGGCATTGATCAATGGGGCGCGGGCGCTCGCCTCGCAGAAGTAGCCAAAGTAACGCCGAAGGCTGCGAGCAAATGGCTGAATGGCGAGTCGATCCCGGGGGCCGCCAAAATGCATGCTATTGCTGTTTTTTTGGGCGTGAAGATCGAGTGGCTCCAGCACGCATCCGGGGATGGACCTGAGCCCTTCATATCGCATCAAGATACGGATGAGCTGAATCAACGCCCCAACTCCGCAGCAGACAAGATCCGCCAGATGCTTGCAGGCAAGAGCATCGGGGAAGATCGCCTTCAGAAGCTTTTGGCCGTTGCTGAGGGGCGCGAGCTTGAGGGAAGTGTTAGCGTCTTGGTGAACGATGCGTATAGGCCCGGCAAGGTTGGCGATGAGGTTTGGATCGCTCACTACGACGTGCGCGGCGCGCTGGGTGATGGTGAGGTTGCTCACGACTTTCCGGAATTACTTCAGGATGTGCGCGTCAGCCCTTCCCAACTCCGCTCAATGGGCGTGGAGTTCAAAGAGCACTACCATCTGAAAGTGATCACCGGCTGGGGTCAGTCTATGACGCCCACGATCAAGCATGGCGATCCATGCCTGGTAGATATCAGTATCAAGGAGTTTATCGGGGACGGGATCTATTACTTCTCGTACGGCGGCTTTCAGTACATCAAAAGACTGCAGATGAAGGGTAAAGACAAATTCAAAATGATCTCGGATAACCGTAAGCACAAAGCCGAGGACATTTTCATTGACGAAACCTACATCCAGGCTCGCGTGCTGTTTGTTTGGAACGGCAATCTCGTTTAAGGCTCTGCGGCTAGCGTAAACGAGGTAGGGCAATCCAATGGCGGCGACCTATAAAGCCGCAGCTCTATTTGAAGGAGAGGTACTTGTTGCCGATCACTCAACACCGAAAATAGCAGTGGTGATTTGACGATGAAAGACAGCAACCCCCGCTCACAAAAAAAAGTCATGATGGTGTTGGCTGCCCTCCTCTTCGGGTTGTTGGCACTTGTTTATGGGTGGAAATTTTATAAGGCGGAGGCTTTAAAGGATGCGATAGAGCTCCGAGTGCTATCCATAAACGCCAGCTTGAACCATCTTTTAAACAACCCAGACCGGATTACTTACGGTGAATTTTTTCTGGAGATACCTAAGTCGATTGAACGGGTCGAGTCCGAACGAATAGCGCTTGAATCTGTGAATGATTCGGCTATCCCTGGGCTGAGGACTGCTTCTGTCAATTACGCCACGAAAGTCAGGTTCGCAATGGTCGCTTTAAGAGAACAAATTTCCTCTACGGTACGAGCAGATCTTGCAAATGACGCATTCCTGGCTCTAAAAAAGCGTAGCGACGGTAACAATCTCCAATCGCTTACCGCTATGGATCCTAGGCTTCTTCAAGTTTTGGGGGAGCAGAACATTGCTAAGATTGAGGCCGAACCCGACCGTTCAAAGAAAATAAAATTGCTACAGGATGGGGCGGCAGTCGCCAGTGCATTGAGCATAATCAGTTCATTTAACGCAGCCAAGCAGAGTGCCGAGAATGCGAAAGCTGATCAGGCTGACAAGCTGAGAGAACTAATCCAGGCGGGGGATGAATTGTTCATAGCAGGCACCGCGCTTAACTCTTTAAGCGGACGCTCATTAGCAATCGGCCGGTTTGCATTAAAAGGCCAGCCTTAGCCCGGCAAGCCCTTTTCAGAAACCCGCCCGAAAGAGGGTTTTTTTGCTCGCTAGAAAGGCGCCGGCTCTTCCGTCTCGAATGGATCAGCAGCCTGGGAAGGCTTCTCGTCATCCTCCGAAGGCTCCCACCTCAACGTTATCGACGCATCTTCGTGATTATGCGCCAGCTCAATACCGTCCGCCTCTGATAGAGCGCCCACGATCTCATTCCACTCCCTTTCCCCGTCCGTATCCAGCCGATGAATCCTGACCTCCCGTCGCTCCTGAGCAATTGGATGGTTGATCATCGACGACACGCGCAGCGATAGCCGCTCCATCGCGCTCATCGGTTTCGGTACTGCTTCTTTTTTCTTGTCCTGCTGCGCCATAAAAACCTCCTAAGATAACTGTATATCCATCCAGTAAACGGAGGGGAGCATACCGAACCTTCGGTTCGTCGTAAATCCTCAACACGTCAGCGCGACCAATCAGGAAACCGCCAATGACAAAATTTGTACTTTTGGTACTTGACTGAATATGAACCGATAGTTCATATTCACCACATCGCAGCATTCCACGCTGCGAGCAGCCTTAACAGGCAGCCGCTCTTTAAAAACCAGCGCAACAACACAACAGACCGCATTGCCTCTACCGGCGACCGGCGATCAGACAGGCGAACGAGGAAAGCCTGCCAACGACAGGGAAAACCCTGGACGGCTGATCGAGGGCGAAACGCCCGAACCGCGCGAATGACCCGGCAAGCAATGCGCCCCGCTACCCCGGCGGCAATGGGAAAGATTTCACTGGCTGGCCTTGGCGACAGGGCCAGACGGGAAATCAAAAGGAGTTCCACGATGGGAAGACAAATCACAGCAAGCCTCGCGCCGCTGCTCAACGCCGGGTGCCGGTTGAGTGTGATCAATCATGGCGAGGTTGACGCTCACCTCAGGGTTGAAACGCCGACAGGCCAAATAATCAACAGCGACGACTCCAGCTTCGGCTCGCTGAGTTTCGATTGCCGGGACAAGGCGTCTTCACATAACGGCTGGATGGAGCACTGGCTGATTAATCACGAAGTGCCTTATGCCCACGGGTGAACATTTCACTGATGCAGCTTGGCGACAGGCTGCATTGGGAAATCAACCGGAGCAGCAACGATGAACAGCCCCCAGATAAACGCTCTCAAATACATTCAAAACACCGGCGGCAACGCCACCTTGGCTCATTTCCATGAGGACCACGAACCGGTGGGCCCGGCTCTTTGGGATCAATTGCTGACCCAGCGACTGGTACATGTCGATCGCGCCGGCAATATCGGCCTTACGCACGGTGGTTTAGCACGGTTGTCGTCGGCTGCGGCATGAACCAGAGGGCAATGACTTGGCAAATCGACCAACTAACCGCATCAAGTTCCAGTTGTGGCAACCCACCAGCAAGACGGAATACGACGGCCCGGCCGCTGACCGTGTCTTCTACGCCGCATGCACGCTGCCTGGCGAAGAGCGACTGGAGCTGATCGCAAAGCTCCAAGCAAAACACGCTGAGCTTGAATCCATTGGCCGATAGAGCATCACTTCTGCCCATTCAATGAGTAGGCAGCGGGATGAATAGAGACAACCAGCGCCAGCGTCAGCCTGACGTTAACTGCCCGATCACTTCGCTGGAGGGGCAACCCTGTGAAAGCGAGGCTGCATCGGAATGTCGGCGGGTCATGAAAAAAGCATCTCCAGAGCAATCAGTTTTTGGCGAATACCCGGACGTCGATTAGCAGAAATGGTGTGGACCGACATTCCAAAGCAGCTTCAAAAATCATCCAACCGCACGGAGCATCAACCCATGGAACAAACCCTTCAGCAACTTCTAGCTGAGCGAGTCAGCGCGTACGCTTTATCTGATAGACCTCGCGAGTTGATCGACGAAGGGATCGATAAGCTGTTCAAGGACGTAGTGCAAGACGCCTTCCGCTCTTACGGGGATTTCGGTTCCGCTATCAAGGAGGCGATCAAATCCGCTCTGCCCGCGAACGTAAGCGACATGTTTGAGCTTCAACGCTACAACGCGTTAATCGCCAACTCCCTGAGCCAGCGGTGGGAAGCAGCGGCGCTTCACTCCACGATCATTGAGCAGGCCGACAAATCGATCACTGAGTTGCTGACGGGTGACGGGTTGCTCACCGGCGAAGTCTCGCTCAGCAAACTGATCAATGCCTTCATCGACGCGCACAAGGATCAAGCAGCAGAAGAGCATTGGGACCGGCCAGAAATCCGCATCACCGAAGGTGACAGCTACGGCACGAGCAACAAGTTTCTGCATATCTACTTCGACCCGCAGTCAGAAGACTCGGCCCGCAGCGGCTACAGATCATCGGCAAGAAGCGATTACGAGCTGAAGCACAGCATGCATGTGCTAATCAAAGGTGCTCGCGAAACCCCAGATCACTTCCGGAAAAGCGACGAATTCGGTGAGGTTTACTCCGCCTCGCTCGACGAAAAGAAGGTATCGATCAACATGCAGGTCAGAAGTGAGTGGCAGCGCCTTGTTGCGTCGCTGTACTTCGGCAACGCCTTGCTCGTCATCGACTGCGATCCAGATGATTTCAGCTACGGATTTGACTGACTCATCTTCCTGCGCATTCGAAGAGTGCGCAGCGAGATGGCGAAAGCCTCCGGAAATGGGCGAACTACACGTATGAACCCCATATAAAAGTAATGGTGACGTGGAAGTCCGGTGCAAGCCCGGGCCCGAGCACCTGGTACTCCCCAGCACCAGGCCGCATCGGAGTGTGATCTGGTTGCGACGAATGTACATCTTCGATGGTGTATAGGCGGATTGGGTCAGATCACACCCCGATGCGGACGAACATCTGGCACCAGAACGTGCCGGCCACCTGCAGGACGTCAGTTAAAGCTCGCCACGGTGAACCCTAAACGACTTTACGCTGACCACCATCCACCTTAAGCCCGAGGATTTGTAGCCATGTAAACGAAATCAACTGTCTCGCAGCCTCATGCTGCCGGCCAGCGCGGGGTGGCGTATGGAGGCATAACCACCCAATGAAAGCCCGGTTCCGACCGGGTTTTTTAATGCCCGCGATTATTCGTCAGCCCTCTCCCACCAGAGCGCTGACGAATAGACGCAACACCACAAGAGGACACGCCATGCATCAGGCATTTCAGGATCGTATCGTTGAGCTGGGGGTTTTGCTCCAGCGTTCAAGCGCCGCACGCGGCGAGTTCAGCAAGCGCACCGACCGGGCAATGCCTGGTAGCAAGGTGCGCTTCCAAGTGCTGAGCAAAGCTCGCGGGTCGTACAGCGTTGTCGAGCTGTCCAATGGACATTTGCGCGGGGCCTTCGACAACTGGAAGGAGGCCATCAACTTCGCTCAGCACCTCGACGCCCAGCCCGTTCTGAGGCTGGTCCAATGATCGGCGAGAACGTGCCAGACCAGCACAAGCAGTTGGCCGCGCATATCGCGAGCCAGGTCGAGGCCTTCTTCGCCGACGGCGGCCTCACGCAGGAAATCGCCCAGGGCGTTAGCGCCGAAGCGCCGATGTTCGGCACCACTACTCACCACGAAAAGCTCAAGGCGCGCCGCACTGCGATGGCACCAAAGGTGAAGGCCCTGGCTGGAAAGGGAATGAGCGCCCGCGATATCGGCAAGGCGATCGGCCGCGACACTCGCACCGTGAAGCTGATCGCCAGCGAGAACGGCATCGACATCACGGGCACCTGATGCGACGGATCAATACTCGCGTCCACCAGCGGCGCCGACAGACCTGGCTCGACTTGCCAGCGCACCAGAATAACGAGGCACCCCATGGAAAAGACAGCAGCCGCGAAGCACTCGGCGGACTACCGGGCGCGGCAGGCCGAGGCGAAAGAGAAGCTGGGCATCGAGAAGATGTCGGTGAATGTCCCGGTCGGCACCCGATCGGGAATGAAAACGGCGATGAAGGATCACCGGTACAGCAATGTGCAAGAGCTTTGGCAGGATCTGGCGTTGTCGTTCCTGTCGATGCCAATTGAAGAACAAGCCCGCCGACTTAGAAAGCCTGACACGTCAGCTTTTTTAGTTACGCCAAGCATGGCGCGTCAGTTGGATGAAGCAGCAAAACGAGAGGCGGCAAGCGATGAAGAAGACTGATCAGATCACCCCGGTGCAGGCTGAGACGCTGGCCTTCATTGCTGGCTACATCGCGAAGCACGGCTACTCGCCAACCGTCGCAGAGATGGCGGAAGCCGCGAGCGTTTGCCAGAACGCAATTGCCGAAAGGCTCGCCAGCATGGTGCGCAAGGGTGCGATCACCAAGACACCTGGTATCGCGAGAAGCATAAGACCTTCAGATCAACCTGATCTCGTCCGATAGATCTGTATCTAGCTTATTACCAATTGCCGTGACTATCTCTACACGTCGCCTAAGCACCTCCCTAGCCTTATCTACTCGGGCGTGCGCTGCGTCAGTCTGTTTCTGGGAGACATCTAAAGTCTCTCCAGCGTAAGAATCCGAAAGCAGTCGGACGTAGTCCCGCGCACTTTCTAGGTCGGTGTGAAGTTGTTCAATTCCAAGACACATATCAAAAAAGCCGACAAGCCTTTTGTAGGTGTCTGGACTTACATACAAGCGAGCAGAACGGATTTTGTCGCTGTAGGGTAAAAGCTCAGCCTCAGAAGTAACTGGACCCCGCTTTACGATTAGTTTTCTAACGGAGGTTAGTGCGGCGTATAGCTCTTGTTGATAATGATGTGCACCGATACGGTTTGCTCGCTTCGCCTCGACGGCAGACCTCCACGAAAAAGCAGCCGCCACTAGGGAAACCACAAAGGCAAAAGAAGCGATAACGTTTGCCCATCCTGCTGCTTCCATCTGCACTCCTCAACCCGGCCCCATGCCGGTCAACACGTATAGCCCACCACCAACGTATTCGCCACCTTCATCCAGTCTGGCAGGCCGGCGCCTGCATGGAGAAAATATGAAATACCTCGCACGCATCAACCCCAAGTACTTCGCTGCAATCCACCAGTGCGCCGCCAAGGGTGATGTCCGCTATTACCTCAATGCAGTGCAGATCGAACGCCATCCCGCTGGCGGCGTGGTTATCGTCGCAACCAACGGACACTTCATGGGTGCAATGCACGACCCAGATGGTTGGATTCATCCTGAACACAAAAGCGTGCTGCTGGGCACTGTCTCAAAGCGACTGGTATCAGCATGCAGCGCAAAGGTCGGACCAGATCGGCAGCCTCCAGAGCTGCTATGGGTCGCGGAAAAATTCTCTTTGGTGACCAGCTCCCCCTTAATCGATGAAGAACCAGAACTATTCGGCAAATTTTCACACCTCACCGAGAAGACCGAATTGGTCGATGGACTTTTTCCCGATTGGCGCCGCGTGATTCCAAAGGCCCGCGAGCAACTGGAGAGTCAGTTTCCCTGCATCAACGGTGAATACCTTGAGGTGTTCAACAAGATCGGGGTGATGTTGTCAGGCCAGAAAAGCTTTGGTGGCGGCGGCATTCACCTCGAAACCAGCGGCGAAAAGATCGTCGTTCGGTTCAACAACACTGAGCTCATGGAGCGATTCATGGGAATCGTCATGCCGATGAAGGGCAATGTGGTCGACGCGCTGTTGCCTTCATGGGCCGCCGCACCGGCCGAAGAGTCAGCCGCTGCCTAATCAACCCACCGCAGGCCACGGATACTCCAGCGCATCAACCGTGCTCTCAATCTGATCTACCGCATTAGAAAGATGCCTGCACTTATAGCTGTGGTACTTCACCAGCTCGTCAATCGCGGCTTCGGATAACTGCTCAACGTCTATCCCCTGTTCCCGCGCCGTGTTCAAAACGGCCTTCAGCGCTATCTCCAGCGCAATCACTCGCTCTTCGCTCATGACGGTTCCCTCCCTGTGGAGCTGTAAGCGTATACGGACTCGCGGACCGAAAGTCGTGACGTCTCAAAAAAATGGAAAATTATGAATTCCTACCTGATCACCGGCCCGGCCCAGATCGGGCTCAGCGGTGGAAGAACCAGCGCCCATATGGCCTGGAAGATCCTAGAAGCTCACGACTTCAAGCTTCCGCCTGACGTGCACTTCTTCTTTCAAAACACCGGTAAGGAACGAGAGGAAACACTGATGTTCGTGGACCAGATGGCGAAGCGCTGGGGCATCAATGTTGTGTGGATGGAGTGGTGTCGCCAGTACGGTCAGCCCGCTGATGCTCCTTGGTATCGCTTGGTGGATTTCGCAACGGCAAGCCGTAACGGTGAGCCATTCACGATGATGCTTGAGTACTACGCCGAGTACCGGAAGCAGGAAAAGGGTTTACAGCCGGTCCTCCCGAACTTCTCCAACAACATGTGCACCGCTTACTTGAAGATAAAAATCGGCGAGAAGCACATGAGGTCGTTGGGGTACGACGAGTGGGATTGTGTGATCGGTATACGGAAGGATGAACCAGGCCGTTATCACCGAATGATGGCCGCTAACGCCAAGGGCGGCACACGCTGGGATAACGTTTGCCCCTCCTACATCGCGGGAGTTACCAAAGCGGACGTGGCCGAGTTCTGGTCAGCTCAGGACTTTGATCTTGGCATGGATTCAGACCTGGGCAACTGCGACCTCTGCTGGAAAAAAGGCGAGGACAAGCTGTTCAAGGCAATACAGGCCGAGCCTGATCGAGTTCTATTTTGGTCGGGCGCCGAAGAGAAGTTCAACCAGGTCTTTCGCATGGACCGACCGAAGTATTCCCATCTAGCCTGGTATGCTGAGAACTACAAAGGGCAGATGGACGCGTTCGGCTATTCAGAAGATATCGACTGCTTTTGCGGCGACTGAACGGAGGCATTTGGCTCTTCATAACTTGCGGACGGACCAGCCCACGTCCAGTAAAGAGCGATAGCCAAAACCACGGCGACCATGGGATACGTAATATAATTCAGAATATAGAGCGCCCACACCTTGGCTGACATTATGAATCTAGCCCAGCCTTTTATGTCGTAGTCCTCCGGCATCTCGAGCTTGGCCCGAAGGTAATCACCGCGAAAGTCGTTGTTCGAATGGGTTTCATACAGCTTTAGAACATCGTGATAGTCCTTCCAGCAATCGTCATACTTCTCTTGGTCAAAGCTTCCTTCGCTCTTAAATGGGTGAGCCTTCTGCTTCAGCTCACCTAGCTTGGAGGCACAGGAATACATCTTCTCTGACCTGTTGGAGAAATCGTTCTTTTCAATAAGTAGCGAGTAAACAAGCACGGCGATTGAAGCGAAAACCTGGAGAAGGACGACCTCTTTCCTTTTGATGTTTACGCCAAGATCGTAAGCCTGCATCAGTGAAACCAGTATCAAGACGAGCGATAGAACCACGACCGTATACGTCGAAAGCTTTGCATGGAGGCGTAGACGCCTCGACGCGTGAAACCTTGTTTTCGACGTGGCATCCATCTTCTTGTAAAGATTTTTAAAACTAGCAGAACCCGACATTGAGCGCCCTCCTTTAGCAAGGGCGCATCTTATCCTCGAGGCTTCTTCATTCCCATAGCAATCGATTGGGTTTCACGGTATTTCTAACCGAACCGCCCCGCGCCGCGTCACTTGTCAAAAACCGATGCCCGATGATATTTCAGATAATTTGCTTGCTTCGCTGTGAATTGCCCTACTTCACTAACGCCTGTCAGTCCCCATGCCTCCAGCAGCGGTTTTGCACGTACGGAGACCACAACCTTCCCATTATCTTCGAATGTGATTAAGCCTCGATCGAACAGGCGATCGACGTGCGGCGCCAACATGAGGCCATTTGCACCATCCAGCCGCTCCTCGTTGGTACAATAACGCCACGGCTTTATATGGCTGGCCACCAAAAAGCCCGGCTCCTTGATTTTGGTAATTCGACAAGCCTCTTCCTGGCTCAATACTCGAGTTCGGAAAAGCCCCTGACCGACACGGGACCTGACTAGCTGCTCTCTCACCGTTTCACCGACCTCACTCGATTGCTGGATCTGCGCTTGGGCAAGATCACCAAGTGCTCGCTCTCGTATAGACCCTAGGTACTCTTCAACGGCCTCCCCAGACGGGATCAGGCGCTGTATCAATCGGCCCAACTCCTCCGAGATCGATGCCAAATAACAACCCTGATTGCCGTTCCCGTTTGACTGCAGAGGTGAGTTCTTTGATGGCAGTAACGGCGCAATCTGATCTATGAAATGTTTTGGCGACAGCGGATTACGCAGAAACGTCCACTCAATAGGCACCAGCCAGCCTGTGCTGGACCAATTTTCCCCACTTGCTCCGAAAGCTTTCGGTTTTTCGTGCTCTTGGTGATCGGCTACCACCACCCCTAGAGCCCGGATCTCCGCAAAAGCATAGGAGATAACGATGTCGCCAGGTCGCGTTCTGGCCAAATTCGCATATGTTTGATTCGCCGCCCCCCCTTGACTTACTTTCGGAGACCAAATGTAGCCGCCGTCAGTTTCAGCTTTATATGTTTGCTTATGGTTTACCCACCAGTACCTGCCGCCGATCTCAGGCTGGTTGCCCTCTCCGCGCTTGAAATATCTTATCCCTTCGGCCGTAGCTGCAGCTTTAGCTGAATCCGTATGAAGCTTAAGCGGTTCAACCCCAACAGCCATCGCATATAGATATTTCAGAGGGTAAGTTTGGCCGTCATGCGTGGCAATAAACCAGTTGGGGGTCACGAATCGATAGGGACGCTCACCGCGGTCGTATCGCTTCATTGCATCTACAAACTTGCCAAGTTCCAAGGCTGACTCCCTATCCGATTTGAGGTGCAGATAAAGGTATAGGAAGCTGGCCCCACTTGAATACGGATACCGTGAATATACACAGCACATAGCTGGACTTTCTCACTGTATCTGCCTGCTTTGCACGCAGATTCTCTTCGCTTTATCTCCCATGATCAAAGACGTCGCGGCGTACGCAGTTACGTAGAGCTGCCTGGACAAATCAACCTTTCCAATTTATCTCATATGCTGCGTATGCAGCGAGGCAGAGCGTTGCCCATGATTATCGACGACTTGATCACCTTCTTCTCCTGGTGGTTCACCCTGTCATTCATCCTCGCCATCCCGGTCGGCCGCTTCTGCGCCACCAACGTTTACGATGAATAAGTCACCCCGCTGTAATCAGCTAAACCAGCACTATCCGAACCGCTCAGTGAGATACCTGGTCCATCAGGACCGCCGCATCAGGATGTTCAAGGTGCAGATGAAGCGCTGCGTAGGATTCATGGTGCAAACGTACCATGTCGTGCCACTCAATCGAGCCCATACCCGAGATCGCGACCAGCTTCATCATCTCTATCGTGGAGGCGTCGAGCGCCAGCAATAGTTGATGCGACGTAAAACGAAAATCTTCAGCGCTTTGCATGATGACGCCTTTCTGTAAGGCAATCGGTGATCGACCACATATACAACCGACTGCATTGTGTAACGCTTAATTCAACCCAGTCAGATAGATGGCAAATAGCTGCCGTCTTACTCGAACAATTCCTATCCCTATTGCCTGCTGCGTATGCGGCGAGGAGCGACTTTGTCCGCAGTTAAAGAGCACCCGATTCTGTTCTCGGCGCCAATGGTGCGCGCCCTGATGAATGGCAGTAAAACTGTCACCAGACGCCAAGTGAAGGTGCAGCCATTCGACTTGAGCTGGTCTCGGCGCGATCACCGTTTCGAGTACACCGCCGGCAGGGCAGCGAATGGCGACGAGATAGACGGACTGTACGCCTACAGCACGCGCAGTGGCGGAGAATGGTCAGCAAAGTGCCCATACGGACAGCCCGGCGACCGGCTTTGGGTGCGGGAGACGTGGGGCGTCATCAGCCACGACTTCGACGAGCATGCAAACATGATCGACTGGACGCCTGACCGCCCTGCCACTCCAATCCGGGAAATGCCCTTCGGGCGGGGCTATTACTCTGGGCACGTGATTTACCGCGCCGATGGCGAAGCAACATGGGCCGGTGACGATGACGGCGGCGGGGATGACCGCTCTTGTTGGAAGCCAAGCATTCATATGCCTCGCATCGCCAGCCGCATCCTTTTGGAGATCACCGACGTCCGCATCGAACGGTTGCAGGCGGGAGAAGGTGAGACGGCATCTGAAAGTCGCTACGTCGCGGAAGGCATCAACCGTATTCACCATGGCAACGGTGAGTACTACTTCCACTCTTTTAAATACGAAGCCGGCCCGGGCAACTGGATCGATCCTTTCGACGCATGGCGAGAACTTTGGGTTTCCATTAACGGCGCCGAGGCTTGGAACACCAACCCATGGGTATGGGTTGTCGAGTTCAAGCGGGTGACGCCGTGAGCCGTTTCATCGCGGTCTTCCACGAATGGCACGTTGAGAGCCGGGGCTTTGAAATCATCGAGCTGCGGCACTCGACCGGCTTCAAGCAGAAATGGAGGCTGCTCTAATCCATCGTGGCCGGCGCGGGTTCTTCAGCAACGATTTCACCCTCGTTGAGATCGATGACCGCGAACACCTCCCCCGCCGACTCACCTGGCGCGAACGCCTGCCCGGCAAGATTAGGTAAGCTGTCCCTATCAGTTCAACTTTACCGGGACCCGGCTGGCGAGAGTTTTTATGCCCGATATTTAGCGTAATACGATGGGCTAAAAATTAGTTAGAAGTCTGAAAAAAGACGAACATTTTTAATGTTCTCAGCACCATTCATGGTTCTCAACATGTCAGCATCATACAAATTGAGAACCTTACAATTAACGGTTTTCGGAACAGCGCCCTCTAAATATATCAACTGATTTCTGCGTACAAAATCCTGCATAGATTCAACTGACCTCTGAGGATCTGTAACAAACCAAGAAGCCCTTTTTAAATTGAACACTCTGCACATTTTTTCTCCATATTCGGCAATTTGGCTAAGTAGAGCCTCAGGAATGGCAAATACATGCCCCTGCCCTTTTGTTTCAGGCGTTAGGGTGCTGAGTAAATAAGCATAGATAGGAATTACCTTTTTCATGTTCCAGACCGCCTCCGTTACAGCGGGCATCAGATCTTTTCCTAAACCAGCATTACAAAGATGTATGGACTCCTCAAACCTTAGGATTTGGTTCTGAAATTTATCAAGGAAAATTTTGCGCATTTGTAAACTCTGATGTTCCGGAAGCACTCCTTCCGTAGCAAAACAGTAGTGTCCGGCATGGATACACCACGCTGCAGCATCTGCACCATTCTGCGCGACTAGCTGCCTTGCCGGCAGCCACTTGCGGTCGTCTAAGAAGCTGATTAATAAACCTACGCCCAAAACTACGACAACGAAGTCAATCAACGACGTAAGAAGGTTCCACTTCATTTCCGCCCAGAAAACGATGAAATTGCCGGCAAGCTCCTGCCCATGGTTCACCTTCAGGTAAAACAAAAAATACGCAACAGCTAGTAGCGCGACAGCGGCAAGCAACGTCGCGCGCTCCGAATTACTCATATCGGCCTCCATAGTAGTTTTTCGAAATTTCCATATTTGCAATAACTGAAATAGTTCTATATGGGTCCGGCGCCCATGAATGTTATCGCCGGTGCAACTCTAACCTACTTTAATCCACCACATGCCTGCCGGAGTATGACGGGCGAGGAACTCTTATGTCTGCAACTCAACGCTTTCACCAAGTCGCCAACGACTCGCTGGTCCAGATCAGCGACCACCTCTGGCCAGGCGCCAAGCTGTGCCTGGTCGTATACGCGGAAGGCAAGCCGGACCTCGACATCGTGCTGAAGGACAATGGGATCAGCCTGGATGAGGTCGTCAGCACTCTCCGGCGCACGGGCCTGGGTCTCGACGGCGACAACGCTTACAAGCGCGACCTATGCGACTGCATATCCGGGGCGATTGCACTTGGATACCAAGGCAACAGCCGGCCTCCGTCCGATCATGGGGCGAAGCGCTTCTGGAATCTTGGGCGAGCCGAAGGTGTTATGCGTGAAGAGTTGACCGCCGCGCTCAAGCTGAACCTGGAAAATCTGCGGGCATGCCAGGCCACCATTCACCTGTGCGGCGGTTTCGACCCGGCCTACGTAGATGATGCCCAAGCTGCGATGCAGGTAGCCGACGCAGTTCTATCCAAATACCCACCACTCAACCTCGCATAGACCCCGGAGGGAGAAAGCCATGACCAAGCTGACACTTGAAGAGTGGGCAACGGACCAGTTCAAGTCGCCGCCCAACCTCAACACACTCCGGACCTGGGCTCGCGAAGGCCGAATATCACCAACGCCCGTCAAGCACGGCAAGCGGTACTACGTTGAGTCTGACGCCTGCTACCGTGAACCTGAGAAACAGAAAAAAATCCCACTGGGCTCAAGCCTGATTAGCCGAATAGAGAGCGCTCGACATGGTGCCAAGGCCGCGTAATACAGGATCCAAAGATCTTCCACCAAACCTGTACCGCAAAACCGACAACCGCAATGGCATCACCTACTACACCTATCGCGACCCCGTGAGCGGGCGGGTATTCGGTCTTGGCAAAGACAAAGATGCGGCGATCCGCGAGGCCGTTGCCGCCAACCATGCAGAGTTTCTCAAGCCATCCCTAGCATCTCGCCTCGCTGAGCCTGTGGTGGAGAGCGGCAAGACCTTCTCAGAATGGCTGGTTCTGTACAAAGTCGAGTACGCGGAAAAGGAGTTGTCGATACACACCACACGCAACTTCAAAAGCCGCATCGCTCGCCTGGAAGCGGAGTTCGGACCCAAGCCCGTCCGGGATATAAGAACGATGGATGTCGCTGCGTTTTTGACTGGCTTGGCCAAGCAGGGGAAGGCGTCCATGTCGAAAGCTTTACGCTCGCTCTTGCGCGATGTTTTTGCCGAGGCGATAGCTGCCGGTTTATGCGACACCAACCCGGTGGATGCAACCAAAGCTGCTCGTGCAAAAGTTACCCGTGAGCGGCTCAGCCTGGAGTTGTGGAAAGCGATTTATGAGACGACCGACCGGCCGTGGCTGAAGCGCGCGATGGAATTAGCCCTGCTAACGGGGCAGCGGCGCGACGACGTTCGATCCATGCTCTTCAAACACGAACAGGATGGCTTTCTCCATATCGTGCAATCCAAGACTGGTGCCCGCCTCCGGATAAGCTCAACCCTTCGACTGGAGGCGATTGATCTGGATCTTGCGACGGTGATCAAACGCTGCAGGGATAGAGTTGTGTCGCAGCACCTGGTCCACCACTCAACAACGGTTCCCCGGGTGAAGCCGGGATCACCGATCAAACTCGACACTTTCACCAGAGTGTTTGCCAAAGTCAGAGACAAGGCCGCCGCCGCTTACGGAATACCCCTGAGCGCCCATCCGCCAAGCTTTCACGAAATGCGCTCGTTGTCCGCCCGCCTGCATGCCGCCGAAGGTCGCGATCCGCAAAAGCTTCTTGGTCACAAGAGCGCGGCAATGACAGATGTTTATCGCGACAGCCGGGGAACAGAATGGATCGACGTTGCGTAA